CACCTAATTTTGATTCTTTGCGCGGTGATCCTAATCCTTGAACTCTCTGGTCGGTGGAGACCAAGAGGCGGGGGTTGAAATGACCGATCCAGTAAAGGTTGCGATTGTGATCGGCATTTCCAACATTCTGGTTGTAATGATCAGCCGACTGTGGAGCCACTTTGAACATAAAGGAACGAATGACACGGTGAATCGAATCGAGCGGAAAATGAACGGAGACGGGCGGAGGATTGATCCATGACCCTCATACTCTTAACTGTCGGACTTGTCGCGCTGGTTTCGTTTCTGCTTTGGTTAAGCAGCGTAATCTGCAAGCAGTTGCACAGCGTTACTGGGAGACGGGGAAGGCAGCGGTGAGCACCGGATAAAGAAAGCGAGATGAAGTGTGGATACTGGATGTTTTGAACGGAGGAACAGATGAAAAAGCAAAAAGACAATTGAAGTCAATGAGTGTGATTCTTGTCACCGGGACGAGTGTGCGGTCAGACGCTGGTAGCTTAAACAGGAGCGGCGCCGCCCCCGAAAGAACGGCGCCAGTCTGTCGCAACCTGCACCAACATTTGAGCGGTGATGCAGGCCGCGGCGGGAAACAATAAACCGGATCCCCGAAAAAGGACAGGATTTCAGCAGAGGATTGAAATAATGTTGAGGCTGAATTCTGATAAGTTCGGGACATGGGACAAGTAAACCTAATCGACGTGGATGCAGCAACACGGCACGCAAAAGACGCACGGGGGAGAGCACGCACCGCGAGAAGATTGCAAGCGGTGGAGCATGTTGTGGAACCTCAGACCCCCCCCCATGTTAGCTGGATTGACTGGTTTGGTCATCGCCTCGAATTACCAGAGTGGGGGAAGTTAAGAATGACAGAGAACGGCTCACGGTTCTCCATGTCTTACGCGGTCGTTAGCATCATGGTTGCCTTACTTGGAATCGTGATCGCCGCCACCGTAACAGTTGGACTGGCAGTGGCCGGGGCCGCGATTTGGATCATCATAGGAATCACGGAGCTAAAAACAAACGTTGAGCAGGTTGCAAAGACACAGGCCGCGCAGGAAGTTAGGATGGACACCCAGCAGGCGTACATCAACAAGGCTATCGCAGAACAAAGTTTCATTCGAGGGCAGTTCCCAGAGAGACAGCGGGCTTCAGTTGAGCAGTGGAATAAAGATAATCCGGTAGAAAAATTCAGTCAGCGGCAAATGCCGTCAAAGGAGAACTAACTATGGGGGGCCCAGCGTGCATAGTTGTAATCGATGGGAACGCGGTGCAAGGCGAAGCGGCGCGGCTTTCATCTACGGCGGCGGCTTCCTGCCAGTTGGTTGACTACCTGGAGAATGATGAGGATGCCAACTTTGATCCACACGACGCGCAGCCGATTGCTGATTTTCACCTAATGGCAAAAGGCGCGATTAAGAAGCTGAATAATCAACTTGACAAGATCAATCGAGACCTTGCAGAGAAGTATGACCATCCCTACGTTCACGGGGACTAGCTCCCCAGGTCAACCCAATTCAGAATTAGGTTAACTACGAGCGCGTAGCCCAGACTCGGGTTCTGCGCGTATCGCACACCCTGCTTCTAATTCGCCTTGGATTGCGTGCTCGAATCGTATCGTTCGATCATTCGAGTCCGCCCGCTGCTGGTTGATTAAACGCGATAATTGCGACTCCTGGTGTAAATGGAGACGAGAAAATGAACGTTGGAGATCTCACTGTTACGGTTCGCGTCACGGAGGGCGATGCGCTTTTTGATTCGCTGCGAGAGTTGGCAGAGATGACTCGACAGCAATCCGAACTGGCTACCAAAATCAGCGACTTGTCGCGTGAAATCATGCAGTTGATAAGTGTGAATGAATCGCTACCGAGTTGAGCGTTATCGTGATAGAATGCCAAGTACAGAGTAGTACCTAAGCCCGCCGTTTTGGTCCCACGATTCTCCAATCTAAACCAAACGGCGGTCTTCCCTTTTTCAAGAAACAGGAGGGTAGAAAGTGACCTTCACGCAGTGCAGAATGAAACGCGGCAATACTCAAACGACAGCTTGGATACCCTCTGAATTTGCTAAAGCGGGCAAGTGGTTAAGGATAGGAAAGCGCGATGGGTGGCAGGTTGTGAGTTGCGGCGGAACGCTCCCGGCAGAGTACGTTCTGGAGCATGAGCGCAACTACCGAACGCAGCGCCAAGCGAGTGATATTTAGCGGGGCTGTTGGTGTTTCTGGGGTATACTCTTCTCGCTCTGTGCGTTGAGCAGGTTGTCGCCGAACAACGTGGGTGAGCGCGGCGACCACCAAGACTTACCTAGTTCGTACGTACGACTCAAGTCGGGCTATTTCGAACCACGGCGGCTGTAAGGTCGCCAATCCCTTTGGGTGTAAAGCATCTCGGGCCGCTTCTAGGGAAAAAAAGGCGGCTCGTGGTGTGTCTGACGTGCTAAAATAGAGACGGGCTGGATGTCTTACACTGTTAAGGTCGTAAGAGCGAATCGAATGGCGTAATTGCCACGTGTCGTCCGGAGCTGGCAGTTCGAATCTGCCCGTCCAGCCGCTTCTGTCTGTAACCATCGACGGTAATCAAGAACTTCCGGCACGACCGAGATAGAATTCAGCAAACAGATTAACCTCGCCGCTGGGGAGAAATCCTTAGCGGCGTTGGTGGTTTCTAGGGTAGAATGCTTCTGCGTCTGAGAGCGACGAGAGTCTGTGAGCGTTGATGCTACATCGGGTTTGGCTAGTCCCGACGAACATGCTCATGCGTGCTCGCTGGTTTAGCGGCCAGCAGTAAAAGCCACACGGTTTGAGGGCGCGACATGCCGCTAGTGGAGCAGATAGACGTACAGTCTGAGGTCTAACAGACCGGAACGTTTCGTGAAATCCTGCACCCGCAGTTGAATCTTGCAGGCGGCTCCAAATCACAAAGCCTCTTGGGTAACACCGAGGGGCTTTGCTGCATCTGGACACCCCAAATAGTAGATTGACTTCTCTAAGCGGCTTAGAGTAAGGTGTCCTCACTATGACGAAATCAGATGAATTCGATAACCAGCACTTTCAAACGGGCATTCCTATGGAGGACTACGAATGCGCCCATGCGGAATGCCCTACATGGCGCATTCTTACAGACCCCAAAGGGCGAGTTGAGATATACGGGGCAGGCGATGGCATTAGCGGCGTGGCGGTACTGTGGGATTCGTTAGACGCCAAGCCGCCGAACGGCACTGCTATCGCAGTTATGAGTCAGTTGCGCGAGCTGCGCGATGCAATCTCCTTGCTCCTCGACACAGCAACAAGGCTTTGAGGATCCGCGATGAACGACGAAACAATCAAAAAGGTAATGAAGGAACTTGGGCGGCGTGGAGGCAAGTCTACCTCTAAGGCTAAAAAGCAGTCCTCTGCTGAGAACCTTGCGAAAGCGCGGGCCAACATTAAGAAGTTGAAAAAGGTTGACGGACTGGGCGACGTGGCTAACAGTTTGGAAGACTTACTTGAGAGCACCACTACACCGCGTAAGAAGAAGGCAGGAAAGAAATGAGCAGCGGTAGAAATGATAACACCTGTCAGACGTGCACTCACTGGCAAGTGTTTCCCGAAAACAATCTGGCCGGGCGCTGCCCTGTGTTGGGGGCGCAATTGTGGCCTCAAATGGACACGGCAGACGAAGATGTTCTTCAAATGAACTCTGAGCACGGTATTAGGTTGCTGGCGGAAATATCGCTTACATTTATCAGTGGCCGCTATTTTGGGTTGGAAAAGCCCGTCTCAGACGTGATCGCCGTGCGCACGCTAAGAGACTTCGGCTGTATCAAGTATGAGCCTGCGCACCCCAAATAGTTCATATCCAGTAGGTCAACTTCGTAGTAAAATAAGAGGCATGGACGAGCAAGAAAAACCGCCTGACAATCTTCTTCGTTTTACGATTCGGCAACCGGGGGAGAACGACGAAGCGAGACCGCCTGTTATACGAAAACGCCGCGACGATGCGGGCTGTAAGCACTTCTACGCTGAAGTGGACGAGGATTTGTGGCGACTCCATTGCCAAGATTGCAACGAGCAGTTAGACCCGATCAGTTTTCTATTAGGAGTGGTGGCTGAGTATGAGCACCGAGATTATAAGTACAAGAAAATTGAAGAGTTTGAGTCCGAACAGAGAACGAAACGCGAGCGAGATAAACTCCGCAGGGAGCGGAAGAGTACAGCGTGATTCCCCTATCTCCCAACAATGTATCCCTGATACAGTTCCCCATGCGATTAATACTCGTGTCACGTTAAAGCATCGGAAAGGGGTGAGAGCCCCTTACAGTGGGAAATAAATCCGAGCGGGTATCAATCGCACCGTCTGAGCAAAGGTACTGGCTGGAGCACATCTAACAACAGCGACAATTCTAGAGTGTCGCAATTGAGACAGTTGGCAGTCACAACGAGACCTTTAACGAATGCTGCCGAGTGCTCCCTCAGACATTCTTACCCTCCGAAAAATAAAACCCAGTTCCGTGAGAGTATTCCGGGTGGCGGGATGTTCGGGCGACCACGGCATTCCGTGACAACTGAATAATTCCGCACAGTCAACGCTTTCGTGGTTTGAGGTCGCACTCATCACGAGGGCGTTTTCATTTTGGAGGAAATCGAAATGAATGACTGGGAACAAGACAATCTCGACTATCACCGGAAGTGTCTCGTAGAAATCGCCCAACACTTAGGGCTTTTGCAGGAGATAACTGACAGTGAAGATACGAGGGTGGTGCTGCGTTCGTCGCCTAATCTCAACTTAAAACTTTACGACGATCAGGGAGTGACGGAAATCTCCGCAGGGGATATTGCATGGGACGTGCTGGGTGCTATCGACGAGCAAAAATCCCTAATTCAACACGCCGTTAAAATACTTGCCGATCACGGAGTTACAGATTCGATACTTTCGAACTACGTTGAATTAATGCGCGACTTCCCGATTCGCGCCAACCCCGATCGACGAGACATATAAGGAAGAGCTACATGGACGTGCCATCAACGATTGAGATTGAGAAAAACGCCATTGAATTAGTAACGCCAGTCGATGCCCTTGATCAATACGCGAAACTGGCCGAGAGTGTCGGCTACCACTCCGAAGACATTGTGCTTTACCAACTGCGAGCGCATATCCGATCTGCCGGGCTTAGTGAGTACTCACTAAGCGACGTGGAAAGTTACATGGACGAAAAGTTCGGTGCTCCGTTCGGAACAAGTTCGGGATCTCAGACTTACGGACCCATAAAACACACAGTTAGACACCGTTGGGGCTGGCACCCCCTGCGAGCATCCGACGCCAGCATCGTTGCCGGTGCGGAGATTGGGCGGATATACAAATGGACAGCGAATGGCGCTAGAGACACAATCAAGTTCAAAAACGAATACGACCAGGAAAATGATTTAGCGAAATACAATCACGACGGAAGGAGTCATTCGGAATGCCGAACGGTATACCCTCGGCCATATAACCGGCTGATCCCGATGCCGGTGCTACAAACGGTGGCCGGCATCGTTGAGCGGTTTCCATCGGTAAACTTTATTGTGGCTGATTGGGCTGATTATGAAACCACGACCATTGTCCCAACATCGCGCATGCAAGATCCATTTCTCGCCGTTGTTGGCCCAGGAATTCCACTTATGATCATTGAACGTTGGGATGAGCCGAGTTTCAGATAGGAGGCGGAATTGTGAACCCCATCAAACGGATCGTCGCTCTATTCCTGCACGACATGATATGTCATCCACTTATCTTTGTGACTGGCCTTTTCATTCCGGGCGGCGCGGCATGGACGTGGAAGCTGCACGACGATGTAGGGGAACTCGCCACGACAGGCGAGTATCGCACTAGCCTCCAAGTCAATGGGCCGGGACTAATGGTGCAACAGCTTATGGACGACTTAGCGGCAAACGGTGGATGGGATATTCAGGGGTCGCATTTGCACGGAGATGCGCGAGGGTGTTTTTCAGCAGCCCCAAACAGTACCACACGGAAAGGACGAGTCGCCAATAGCGTGATATGTACTAACGCCAACTGTGGCCACATTCGAGGAATGCACGACATTGTTAAACACACCTGCCTCGTGAAGGACTGTCTTTGTTTCGGCTTTACGCCGCCCTCACAAACGGAAGAAACGGATCATCACGGGGACTAGCTCCCCAGGTCAACCCAATTCAGAATTAGGTTAACTACGAGCGCGTAGCCCAGACTCGGGTTCTGCGCGTATCGCACACCCAGCTTTCTATGGTCGACCACTTCGCCCTCTTTCGGTCGACGCGGGGCTGATTTCATTGCTTTTACTGGAGTTTTGCGGGTCGACCACGGTCGACGGCCCTCACAATCTTGATCGGTCTACTCACTGGAGCAAATTCCAACTTCGGCGGCAATTTTTTCTTCCTTGATTCCCTTTTCCAATGATGCTTTTGCGCGCACTTGTAATGCGCCATCTTCCCGTTTTCCGCCCGAGCATAAATCGCCCCCGCCTTAAATCCCTTCCGGCAAAGACAGCACCTCTGTGTTGGACAGTCCCAAGTAATCCTAGCTACGTGGTAAATCATAAGAACCTCAGAAGTTCAGAGTTTAGGTGAACGGTACGGTGAACGCGGGTTGCCCTTTCCTTTCAGGTTGAGGCAGTGCCAATGCTGAAAGGTTATCGGGGCCGCGAATTATGTTGCTGCTGTGAACGTATACGGCTTATCGCGCACTGATTAACTCTCGACGGTGCTCAAGTCCTGCATTACCACCGTGCGCCGTGTTCAGGGCGCATTTGAGCGTGTGCCAACAGGGACGGGTAGCCCGCGCAGCCAATCAGTAAGCTGCGAAGGATTTGGCCTCCAACCTTTGAGATGAACAGCAACATTTGAAACAGGAGTTGAGCGAGGATTCTGGTAGGAATCGCATCACTCCAACTCGAACAGAAAAAGAGTACCGCACTTCTGCCGTTTAAGTTTTTCCTCGCTTCAGTCTGAGTCGTGGTATACTTTGGCCCTGTCGCACCTAGGCATCCGACTCGAACGCATCTACGGCCCGCCCGTCTCACGATTGGCGGGCTTAGGTGTGCATGGAGGTCGAGACATGAAACGCCGAATAAAAAACGCTTACGACGCGTGGTGGTTTTTGCACGAACACCCAAAGTTCATCCGTAGGGAGCGCGATCCGCTTGCGCCAGAAGACCTTGAAGAGGCCGAGAAACCCGCATCCAAACCGAAGGATGGCGATATCATTGGAAAGATGATGGGCCGACGTAAGGGCTTTCGTGTGATTAAAGATAAGGGCGGCAATTATTGGCGAGAATGGAACGTAACAATCCCCGCAGTCTCGGAGAACCTAGACATTCACTATGCACGAGTGGACAAGCGCGGCAGAATCAACAAAGACGAAAGCCAAAATCAATTCATGGCCTGCTGGCTGGAGTTTGGTCAAGTGGTTTACGGCCATCACGGAGACGGGGAGAAGTGGCGCGGCACGGAACGGGCGTACAAGATGCACTATCACGATGTGGATCTGGATTGCGGTGCGCCGACGTTTGATGAAGCGCTAATCAAGCTGGCGAGACTTGTTCAGAAGAAGTTCGGGGACTTCCCCGTTCAGGCGTGGCAAGTCTCTGGACATCCCAAATAGTTCATATCCAGTAGGTCAACTTCGTAGTAAAATACGAACCTCGATTCTTGGTGTAAATCGGTGGGGGACGCCCCAAAGCATGCTCGGTTTGGTCCGAGTGGTGAGGAAGGATAAAAGGGAGAGACGGCGCATCGAAGGCGGGCTTAGCGGTTCGGTAGAGATGCAATGCTGGAACGACGTGAAATCCCCGTTGATCGATACCTCAGGATCGACCAATTATTACCCCGCAACAATGTATCCCTGATACAATTCCCCTGCGTCTGGGGTGTAAAAGCGGACAACGATGCGAGCAAGTAATGCGTCAGGCGCCCCCTTCAGACTTCAGATTGACTGCTACGAAAGGGGTGGGAAGGTTTATAATATCGGCATTGAATTGCGGCAGCGTGGAAGGTCACGCTACTGAGTATCGGGATAGGGAGAAGCGGCAGGTTCCCGAGATGCTAGCTAAGAGCCGTCCAACGGCAGAACGCCACTCGACGCTTCAATAGTCGGTATCAAGCCCGACCCGCAATTCAATATTTTAGCCACAAGACGGCAAAGGGTAATCAGAGACATGGATAACGAGATAATTGATCCTCTGAACTTAGCGTGCGGCTGCTCGTTCACGCCGGAAGGAAGTCATTTGCGCATGTGCGAAGAGGCAGGGCGATTGCGAGCGGTTAAGAATGAGGTAAATCTAAAGGCGTGGCTGGACCACAACAAAGGTTCGCAGCCTACGCTACTTGTTGCCCAAAGGTTAGCGCGACTGAGATTGAATCCAGACACCAATGGGATGGTGTAACAGGTAGCATGTCGAAAGGCGGTGTCGGTTCAAGTCCGACTCCTAAAGGTGAAATCATGGAAGACGAGAAACAGACCCCACTTTTTTTGGCAGAAGGCATTGCCGACTTAGAGGGCAAAGACTTGCAATGCAAAGTAGTTGATGCTGACGGCGTTCCCGTGCCGATGGTAGTTGAAACAGTGCTGGTCGTATTCAGTGAGGGGCAGCAGGCCACAGGCGAGTAACCTTATGGAAGACCAGCCAATCAAGATTCACGCAGTGGACGTTCAGGACTTCGGCACGGGCACCATAAGCACGCCTTGGGTTCCGCCATTGGACGGAGATGAGCGCGAGCGTCGGAATCCCAGTTATCTGTGCTTACTGGATCTACTGGTGTACGTCACGGGCAAGGACGCAGACTACTGGGCCGTGTACACCTACGGAGAATTGATCGCCGCTGCGCTTGAGGCGTTAACGGCGGAGCAAGCGCGGATCCGCCCCGCTTCTACTGCTACAGGTGAGTAACAATGAAGGACAAGCCTGAACCTGACCAGGCGGTTGATCCTAAACTGGCAGAGGCTAGGCGTTTCGGTAAACGGAAGTGGAGTAATGGAGACCAGCGAACTCAACCAGGACGGTGTGATTGGCGGCAGGCTGATCCGACTTAAAGGCAAACAGCATGACTGCTGCTGGCAGTTAAGAAGTTAATGGAAATCGCGAGAGATTGGCTTGGTAGGCGGGCAGTTGTGCAGGTCGCGCCTGGCGTTCGCGCAAAGTTCCTCCTGAAGTATCAAACTTTGGTTGTTGGAACTCTAAGCGTAGAGGATGGAATCTGGCAGTTTGATTATTCTGAGGAATTTAAACAAGACGGACAACTACGTCCGCTAGTTGAATTCCCGGAATTAGACATATCTTATCAAAGCGCAGATTTGTGGCAGTTCTTTGCGATGCGAATCCCCAGCGCCGAACAACCGGAGGTCGAGGAAATTCTTCGACGTGAGGAGATCCTAGAGGATGATGCCGTAGGGCTGCTTAGACGGTTTGGTAAACGCACGATTGCCAACCCGTTCGAGTTGACAGTAGCTGAATTTCCTCCTTCCCCTGCCTACCGAGTTGTGCTATAAACACACCGCGAGGTGCACCATCGGAGCCGATTCATAAGATCGGCCCCGATCCGGTGTCGCGGATATGCGAATGTCCCTCTCTCGTAACGATCAAGGGGCTTCGGCGTTCAGTTGCCGCAAGTGACTAAGAACCCGGAGCCTTATTGATCTCCTTCCTTTTACACCCGAACCCATGGTGTGGTGAAAATCGGCAGGCTGATTCCCTCCCTCAGAAATAAACCCGCCAAAGCGTGTAACCTATTGGTTGCATGGCTCACAACCCGAAAGACAAACACGACAAAACACTAGCCCCTGGTGATTCAGTAATCATCCGGGCGAAGGTATCAGACGTGTCTCGCGTAGGGACAAAGGTGTTCCTTGAGACCGTCGAGAATCGGGAAGGGGTTCCAAAACTCCCGTCGCTGCTTGAGTTGGATGGAAGGCAGGTTGAGAAATGCTAACGCTTGACCAGCTACGTCAGATCATGCCCAACGCAAAAAGGGCGTCCGAATACTTCCCCTACTTAGCTCAGGCGATGGTCGAGTTTGAAATCAATACTCCGCTGCGTGAATCCGCTTTCCTTGCCCAGTTGGCTCATGAATCGGGCGAACTAAAACACATGGAGGAGATTGCTTCCGGCTCAGCATACGAAGGCCGCAAAGACCTTGGCAACACTGAACCAGGAGACGGCAAGCGCTTTAAGGGGCGCGGGCCGATCCAGTTGACCGGGCGCGCAAATTACAAGAAATACGGCGAACTGCTCAAACTGAATCTAGTCGACTTCCCCCTGATTGCCGCCACTCCTGAAGTTGGATTCCGCATCGCTGGTCTGTATTGGAAGTTAAACGGGTGCAATCGTGCGGCAGACGCTCAAGACTTCAGAGCGATCACGAAGGCGATCAACGGAGGCTATAACGGACTGGATGACCGGATTAAGTATTATGAGCGAGCAAAGAGGGTTCTCGCTGAGCCCGTAGCGGTTAAGACTACGCCTTCTGTAATTGGAGCAATAGGCGCACCCGCGCTTGGGCAAATTCCGCCCGTAGGGATTCCAGCAGAAGATGCGCCACAAGACACGGCCACGCCGGCGGCTGCAAAGCCAGACAATCCGACACCCCAAAACATTACGCTTCAGCCGACCGTAGCGGACAATGCGACCGCAAAGAAAAGTTTATGGGCGACAGTATGGGCGGCTCCTGCGCTAATCGGCACTTGGGCGCTGACGAACATTGAAAGGGTTTTCGGCTGGCTAACAGGTATCAAGATGCCCACGATTGATCCTCAGACGCAGAGGATCGTGCTCATAGGTGTGGCTGTGATTATCGCGCTGTTTATCATCAGGCAGATCGTTGGGAAAGTGATTGCGGAAGTGGGAGCGATTGTTATCACGCTGCGGTCAATGAAGTATCACGCGGACCCGGTGACTAACAATGTCAAGATTGCATCCCCAGCACCAGCGGAGGAAGCGAAATGAACCGCTATTTTCCTTTCCTAGTTGGGCCGCGTTGGATCTTGCGCTTTTCCAGCCGCCTTACGTCAGCGTCGGAAAGGATCACTGACCGGCCAATCGTCTGGACTGGAACGATCCCCAGTTCCTTGATTAACTGTTGGACGCGCCTTGTTGACGTGCCGAGCTTGGCGGCGATTGCAGTTGTGGTAGCTATCCAGTTCGTCACCTTATACCTCCACTTCCGCGACTACCTTGCCCGAAGTCGTGATTGCGTAGATGTGGCCTTCTTGAACGTCGTCGGCATCAACTTCCGCGAAGTAAACCTCCGAACCGGCCGCGCATCCGCCTTCGTCGCAAGAGCTGTCCGAGTGGCCGTAAACTCCGCGTTCGGTAACTCGCGTTACGTGGAAGTTCTCGCCAAGCCCGGCTTCGATCATTGCGTGGAAGAGGCTCCAAGAAATTACCTTCTGATCGTCGCCGGAAAGGTCGGCGTAGGCGGTCCCAGTCCACTCTTTATCAAGCGTAACGTCGGTTCCGAATTCCTGTTTCCAGCTCTCTGTGGCGCGTTTGATTGTTTTTTGTATTCTCTTGTTCACGGTCTTTATCTCCTTCAAGGCGTTTGCTTCGAACAAGAAGATACTACGCTACAAACGAAGTATCTGTCAACACAATTCTTTCGGCTGAGGCGAAATATTCTTTGCACTGTCGGATCGGAGGCGGGAGCCGCGTCGTGAACCTATTGATTCTCTACTTCCTGATCGGCGGCTTCTGCGTGGCGGTTTACTCGATGCGCATTCTCGACAGGACATGGCTATCGGAGAAGCGCGGCGATGCGTGGGCCGTGTGGTTTCGAAAGGAAGGCTTACAGTTCATTGGCAACAGCTTTGGACTCTTGGTCTTCTGGCTCCCCTGGCTGATTTTGTCAGGGGTGAAGATGATTTGGCAGGGGGAGAGGGCAACTCAGTGAAGCCGATTCGGGAATTGACCGTACTGGACATAATCCCGTTTGCAGTTTTGGCGGCAATCATCGGGCTGCTGGCCTTGAATGCGGCGATTAACTGACGTGACGGGAAGTTGGGCAAGTCAATGAGGGGTACGTTTAGAACCTTACTAGTAAGCGCACTGGGTTTTGCTCTGTATTTAGCGGAGTTAGCGCTTATCGCTAATTACGTTCTTTATGATTACTGCGCCGCACATCTGTTGTCCGGTTGTTATCCTTAACGAGGGGCAAGTCGAGCGTGATTTGATGCGAGAGACGCGAGCATGACAGAAGCAGAAGCCACTATCGAAACAATTAAGCTTTTCGGTGAGGACTCTTTCACTGAGTTCGATGATGCGGGTGGGATGGATCGCTATTACGTCGGCGCGCTGCCATCCGAACAAGGGCCTTATGTAGGTTTCATGGGATTTTCATGGGAAGAAGCATTGGGGTTTGCAAAACTGAGTAAACGAATCGACGAATGCGCCCGCTGTTGGCATGTTCGCGGTGCTCACGGCCCCAGCAGCGACCACGGAGAGTGTACGCACTATGGTTGCGATTGCCATTCGTTTGCCAACGAGAAGCGAAATGACACAGGGAAGTAAAGAAACGCCAAAACTTCCGTACGAGCCGGGCGCGTGGTCGGTATTGGTCCCTCTGATGGCTGTGGTGATCATGATTGGCATCATGGCGCTAGTAGTTAAATCATGCTGAACGCGGACGCCTATGAGCACGCACCAAAAGTCACTGTTTCAGATGTTGGGAGTCGCTGTCTTTATCATCGTGTTTTCGATTTTCGTGATCGTGACTGGGGGTTGAGCCAGATGAAAGTCACAATTCTCAAAGACATAACACCGAAGGGGTGGACAAGTGTTTTTTACGCCGCAACTTCTCGGATTGATTATGACGCCAAAAGCCCAATCGCCAAGAAGGATCATCAGTTGAGCTTTCAACGTGGCCCGCATTACGGGAACGTTGGCGATATGTGCGCCGGCCTAAGCCACGATCAACTGCTTGATTTGGAGCGCCGAGGCTTTGTGAGGATTGAGAGGGTGACCGGGGGTTGAGCAAATGACCGACAACACGAGAACCTTCATCATGGTCGTGTTGGGTATCGTGGCTCTCTTTCTAATCTGCAGCAGGGACGTTTCAGAGCACATTAGGAACAGTCAATGATGATTCGAATTCTCTTGTTGGTGGTTTGGCTGTCAGGCACAGCCGCTTGCTTTGTGGTAATCCGTCCGCAGTTAGAAAACGATTATGAGCCCGTGTTCGCGACGGTTATTGGAAGCGCGATGTTTTGGCCACTGATGCTTCCAGTGTTCTGTTGTACCTTGGCATATCGAGCGGCGAACTCTTCCTTTCAGGCGTTCAAAGCGCGCAAGAATCGCCCCGCGTTGCGTTCGGGCTTTGAAAACGGATTATACGAATGAGAGCACTGCGAATCATTCAATGGCTCGGAGAATGGCTTAGCAGGTTGAGGTGGTGGCTGTTTGGGTAGCTAACTTTTCTTGGGCCGCCCGCGCTTTACGGTCCCGCGCTTCGTATTCCAGTAGGGAGAGTTACATTTAGCACAACCAGTCGGGACGATTTCAGAGATCCATTTATGGCCACAGCGCTCGCAAATACACTTGTTGACTTTGATCGGGGTAATCATGGCTTTCTCCGAAGGTTGGCCCCCGCTCCAAGCGAGCGACCTGCGCCGCTCACGCTTTCGCGTTGGAGTCTTGAAGCGGGGATGAGGCTATTCCGCTTCCGCAAACAGCTTTTCAGCTTCTTCGGGCGAGCAGAACGCCCAACCGGTATTGTGAATATTCACCGCTGCGATAGTTTCGTCCACTCGCACGATATGATTCCATCCTTGGCTAAAGATCGTTCCCACTCGGAAGGGGAACATGTCGGCGGGCGCTTGCAAAAGAGAACCAAAGCCGATCACCCAGAGCGAATCATCGCGCACTTCAAAGGCTTCGTGGCCGTATTGGTCGGCTTGGCTAAAAATGTCGGCGGTATCAAAGTCGGTGATTTCGTGTTTGGAAATCTCGTGGAAGGAGCTGTCGGTGCCGTTGAGGATCAATTCCCGGTCGCCGTCCCAGCAGTCCACGACGCAAGCCGCAAAGTTATTGTCACCCGTTTCCCGTTTAACCTCAGAGTCAAGGTAGTTGGCTGCAAGGGTGAGTGCCGTTTCCCGTTCGGAGTCGCTGCTGGAGTGCCCTTGGATGAATTCTTGAACTGTCATTTTATCTCCCTTTTTGCTCTTTCGAGCGCCTGTATCGCTAGATTAAAAGTTGCCGCCTCTTACTTTCCAGATTTGATTCGCAATGCCCGCCGCATTGCCGCTGGCCTCAAAGCCGGCCTTGCGCATCGAGGCATCAACCTGCGCCTGCGTGGGGCGTGGGCCGGTTCGTTCTGCCGCCTTGCGAGCCTGCATTTCGTGCCACGTTTCGCAGGGATTCTTTCGCGCCCAAGGGCCGTCGGCGCTTTTGCAATGAGGGCAAGCGCCGTTGCTGAAATCGTGTTGTCGGGCTGCTGTGTTTTCCATGTCCAGATACTACAGTAATTGTATGGTCGTGTCAACATAATTCTTTAATGGCAGGCGTTATTTTTTATTCGGGAGGTTTTCAGTTGAGGCAACCAGGAGAATACGCGGATAGCTACCTTGAACCTCTCGAAACTATCTCGGAGAGGATCACGCGGGTAACGAATCATGGAGAATCGAGGACAAAGCATGGCGACAAAGAAACCAAAGAAACGAAATCCGCAGGATGCAACTCGCGCCCGAGATGTGGCTCCGCTTCGTCGCAGGCTGGAAAAAGCTGAGGATAAAATTAAGCAACTGCAAGCGCTGGTTGAGCGGATTACTGAGCACATCCATGAGTATGATGGAGTGGATGTTACGTGAAAGGTCAACAGGGAGAGTACAGGCGGGATGAGGTGAAAGCGTGAGCGCATCAAATCCGGTCTATTCAGGCGATCCGAACGACGAGGCATGGGCGTCTCCGAGCGAATTCGCAGACTGTGGTTTGTGCATCGTGTGCATGGCAAAGCGATACCTTCAGGGGAACGTGACCAAGTTAGAAGAAGGCGAAAGCGTGAGCGAGACTGAGACTAGAACTGCTGAGGCGATGAGTCCCGACAGGATGGCGGCGGACATTAAGGAACTACAGGAGCAGGTCAAGGTGTTGACCGAGAGCCTGCGCGAACTGAATTGGCGGGCACAGAATGCTTAGTTTCCTTTCAAAGCTCACGCCGTGGCGAATCATCGGGGCGGTTGCTGGCCTCGTGGTTTTGATTGGAATTATCACGCTTTCGGTGAACTGGTTTCAGGCTCGCAACTTGGACAAGGCGCGAAAGCAGTACGAGGTTGATAAGGCATCATGGGCTACGGAGCGCGCAGGGATGCTTAGCAGGGCCGAGGAAGCCGAGAAGCGGGCGGCGGCACTGGAACCCAAGGCGATAGCGTTTGACGCCCTTGCAGCGCAACACAAGGCCGCTGACCCAGCACTGGTGAAACAGATTGAGGAGGTTTCCAAAAATGAAGTGGATAGGTTGGCTAACGCGGAACAGCCTACTAACTGCCGTGATCGCGTTCAGTCTGTGTGCGACCTCCTTCGCGCAAGGAACCCAAAGTACGACTGCGGTACGATCTTCAGAGAGAACTGCGGACAGTGAAACGGCAAAGCAATTGGAGATTGCCCTCATAAAACTTGGCGCGTCTGAGGCTCGTGAGGAATTACAGAAACAAAGGCTCGCTGAGAAAGACGCCACGATTAAAGCGCTTGAGGATGCGCGGGATGTGCGTGTTGACCAAATCGCAGACCTGAGAACGGCGAACAAAGAACGAGCAACAGTGAATACAGGGGACGCCCGAATGCTTGAGGCTGCAAACGGTGTGATAGCGAAGCAAGACGCGGAGATTGCGAAGCTGAGGAATCCTGGATTTCTTTCCAGCGTGTTCGATATGCGGACGGCATACGGCGGCATCTTTGGATATGCTGCGTGCAAATTGACAACGGGCTCGAATCCAACGATTAGCCTCCCCGGATTCAATCAGAATTCAATATTTATTACGTCACCTGAAGAGAGAACACGAAAGGCTTTGAGGGGAAAATGAAGGAAATATCAGTTAGCTCAATGAATATACCAACTGGGTTTTGGCGAACGCGCCCTTTGCGCGAAAAGTTCTGGCTGAAGCTGGCTTACTTGCTACCGCGAAACCTCGTTTACTGGGCCTGTATTCGGCTATGCGCCAATGCGACGACTGGCAAGTACGAAAATCAAGTCGTGCCCGATCTCACAGTGATGGATGCCCTAAAGCGGTGGGAAGACGGGTAATTGGATACGGGTAGAAAAGCGAAAGTAGGTAAGGAAATGGACGATGCTGCAAATTGGTGGAAGCAGGGAAGCGCTCTCCCTCGTTCTGTCGCCGAATCTAAAGGCATAAGGGTAAGCGATCACCTTACGATGACAGACGCAAAACACTTCCACTACGGGGTGGTCATGGATATTGATCGAATGATCGATACTCCATGCGACGTGGATATCCGGGTAACACACAACGGCCAAACCAAGGAATTCTCTTACGCTGAATTCTTTACACGTCTTGGGTTTAAGGAGTAAATCTATGCAATCCGTCGCTATTCCGGTTCGAGACATCACAAAACTATGGATTCGGATTATTCTTCTATCTGCTGGGTAGTAGATATACGGGGTGAGGTAGTCGGTTTATGCAAAAACTATGCATAGAATGCTCCGAAACACGGGTGTAATGCATAAAACAGGCGAGTTTTAATTCCAGAGCAAAACATAATGGCAGGGATACCGGGATCAGGAGGCAAGAAAGGTCGAAGCGGGCGCAAGTCCAAGGCGGTAGAGATGGGGCTTGTGGCATTGCTCGATAAGTGCTGGACAGTCGCCGACCGTGAGAACTGCATTAGAAAGCTCGCAAAGACAGCCTCTGATCCGCTGTCTAACGACCGAATGGACGCAGCTAAGTTGTTGATGTCTTATGCGTTTGGCAAGCCAAAGGAAAAGGTTGAGCATGGCGGGGATGGCGGCGGGGCGATTGAGGTAATTGTTCGACATGTCAGCAAGCCCCCGACAGATTGAGATCGAGGTTCCCGAACTCCACCCCGCGCAGCAGACAATTGTCAACGAGTCGAGCCGTTTCAACGTGCTCGCCTGTGGCAGGCGCTTTGGTAAATCACTTCTTGGGATCCAATTGGCTATTGAGCCCGCCTTGAATGGATACCCGGTCGGATGGTTTTCCCCTACCCATAAAATGCTGGCTGAGGTCTGGCGTGACATGCAAAACATTCTCGCACCCGTCATTAAGCGCAAGGCACATCAAGAGCATCGATTGGAACTGATAACAGGTGGTGTCATTGACATGTGGTCACTGGACGCGGCGGACAGTACCAGGGGCCGCAGGTATAAAAGGGTGGTAGTTGACGAGGCTGCGATGGTTCCAGCGTTTCAGGATGCGTGGCAAGCTGTCATTACGCCTACGCTCGCGGATTACGTGGGCGATGCCTTTTGGTTGTCCACCCCGCGAGGGATGAATTTCTTTAAGCAGGGTTTTGACAACGGGCAAGATCCTCTCCAGCCTGAGTGGGCAAGCTGGCAGTTTCCGACCTCAGCCAACCCGCGCATCAAGCCGGAGGAGATTGAGTTTCAGCGTCAGCAACTGCCAGAGCTTACGTTTAATCAGGAGTACCTGGCTGAGTTTCTCCAATCGGAGGGCGCGGTCTTCCGAAACATCAAACCAAACCTAACCGCGCCATTGAAGCCGATTCCCGAACAGCATAAAGGCCACCGAATTGTCTCAGGGCTCGACTGGGCTCAAAAGCACGATTTCACCGCTCACTGCGTTGGATGTGCGGATTGCAAGGTTGAGGTTGAGCTAGATCGGTTTAATAAGATCGAGTGGGCGTTTCAGCGAGCGCGCATTAGGGCGAGTCGAGATCGCTGGAGCATCAGAACGATCCTTGCAGAGGAGAACTCCATCGGTTCACCTAATATCGAGGCGCTACAACATGAAGGATTGCCGGTTAGGCCTTTTACGACCACAGCGACTACTAAAGGACCGCTGATTCAATCTCTCGCCTTAGCCTTCGAGCGCAGCGAATTTAAGTGGCTAAATCTTCCGGTCGCAACTGCTGAGCTTGTTGCCTATGAGTCAAAGGTTTCTGCCGTTACAGGACGGGCGACGTATTCAGCCCCGGAAGGAATGAACGATGATACGGTGATAGCGCGGGCGTTGATGCTTCAAGCAGCGCAGATGCCGATGTTCAGGCAGACACCGCTAAACCTCTAGAAAAATAAATCTCTCATCAACGGTATGCTTCGCCAGATGCCCAAAACCAAAAAAGACAACCCCATCTCCGCGCGCCCTCAGGTTGGCGACACTCTTGAGCTTAAATCCGGTGGACCGAAAATGACTCTTAGCTCAAAGCTCGGAGGTCGCTTTCAATGTGAGTGGTTTAAAGGTGAAGAGCTGATGCGCGGCGACTTTCACCCAGCAGAACTTAAGCCCGCTACTTGATTATGCCCATCGAACCCCAGAACAAGCCAAACTACGAATCCAACGCTTACAAGTCCATGACTTCAGCGTGGACGGTTGTAAGTGACGTATCTGGTGGCACAGCCCGGATGCGGGAGTGTAGTGCTACTTACCTCCCTCAAGAGCCGGCCGAAAGACCGGAATCTTATAACCGAAGGCTAGCCCGCTCCGTCTTTTTCAATGCTTTCAATCGAATCCTTGACGCACTGGTGGGCATGGTTCACAAGGCTGATCCTGAACTTGGTGATGATGTTCCCGAGGAGATCAAGAAACATCTTGAGAACATTGATCTGGCCGGTTCGCATCTTGACCCGTTTCTAAAGGAATTGTTCACGGACGCGGTTCGGGACGGGCACGCATTTATCCTTGTGGACATGCAGCCCGCTTTACCTGCTAACGCTACACGGGCCGATGAGATCGCCCAGGGACGCAGACCGTATTGGGTGAAGTACAAAGCGAACCAAGCGAAAAACTGGCGCACTACGGTAGTAAACGGCGAGACAATCTTGAGTCAGATTACCTTTGAAGAAAAGACAAACGAGTCGGATGGCGAGTACGGCGAAAAGGAAGTCTGCCGTTATCGAGTTTTCAAGTTGGAAAGTGGATTGGTTAAGTGGGCGCTTTATCGCAAGGTTGTACAGGTAGGGACGAAGGAAGAAACGTTTATCGAAGAAGGATCGGGCACGGTAAACAATCAAACCAGGATCCCGGTTGCCGTGGTCTATGGTAACAGACTCGGAATGCTTGTGAGTTCTCCTCCTCTGCTTGATCTCGCCTATCTGAACATTGCTCACTGGCAAGAGTATTCTGATTACAGAAACATCCTGCACATTGCCCAGGTTCCATTGCTTGCGCGTATCGGCGCGAATCAAGACCAGCAAAAGGTAGAGATTGGGGTTGGTAGCACCTTAGACGTGGAAACAGGCGGAGATGTGAAGTGGATTGAGATTCACGGGAACGGGGTCACAGCGGCGCGCACTGAACTACAAGACATCGAACAGCGAATGGCCTTGATGGGTCTTTCAATGCTTAGCCAGAAGGCCGATTCCAACGTTACCGCAACTGAGATTAGATCGAACAACCTTCAGGAGTCTTCAGACCTCGCAACGATGGCCCGGTCTGAGCAGGACGGGGCTGAGATGGCCTTAGAGTTCCACGCAAAGTATCTAAACTTGCCTTCTGGCGGATCGCTCAAGCTGGGAGTTGCCGAGTCTGACGTAGTTCTGGACGCGGTCATGGTCACAGCGGTTAGCAATCTAGTCTCGAAGGGCCAGTTAACACTTGAGACCTTTCTAAACCTCCTTCAGCGAGGCTTGCCAGGGGTTGAACTGCAGGATGAGCTAAAGAAGCTTGAGGCGGAAGCAGTCAAGAGCGCGGCTAATGGCCCGAACGTTGCGAAGGCTGGAATTCAAGGCGCACCACCGGGAATCAAGGATTTGTTTGGAGCGCAACCAAAGGCTAATGGAGCACTCGTGTGATCTGGGATCCCATCGACCGACGATACGAAGACAGCCGAGGCCGTCCGATTGCTCTCGCGCAAGTCCGCAGGGTTATCAGTAATTTCATCGTTCATGAGCAGGCACTAGTTTCCCAAGCAGCACGGCGACTTGTAGCCGGAGAGATAACACCTGAAGCATTCTTTGCCTTCATGGAGTCAAAGGTCACGGCGTGGCACCAGATTACCGGACAGATAGCCTATGGCGGGGAAAGTCAGATGAATCTTATTCGTCAAGGTCGAATCAATGCTCGCATCTTTTCAGAGCTAACCTACCTCGGAGAGTTTCAATCTCAAGCCGAAGCCTCGTTTATTGCCGCTGACATAATTGCCAACAAGGTATCTATCTCAATCGCTAAAGACTTCCCCCAGGCTCAAGCAGAAATCAGACAGAGGGTAAGCCGTGCTTTGTTCACCGCCGCACCTTCTGAGGCCGCTTCAGTGGCAAGAAAGACCATTGTGGAGATTGTCGGCGCGGAGGTTCCGATAGTTGTAGGGCCGGAGGGCGGGTTTCTCATTGGCGGAACCGTAGAGAACAGGGCAACGCTCTATCCTGGCGCGATGTGGAGCACGCACGAAATGGAAATGCTTAATCGAGAGCGTGACGCAGGCGTCATGATGGGCAGGCGACGAACCGAAGCGGACGGGAAAGTTTGCGATGGCTGCATGGCGGCGGCTACCGATGAATTCATCCCCTTGGACGAGATCGAAGAAATTGGGACGCAGGAATGCGGCCCAAATGACCGCTGTGAAATTGAATTCGGAAGTGAGGAGTCATCTTTCCGCACGTCGGAAATATTCTCAGGGGTTGTTAGCGGGCAGGAACGTTATGGCGGAGATGTGGAGATCAATTGAAGTACCCACCAATGAGAAGCGGCGACACTATGGAATTACAGCCACGGGGCAGGAAGGGCCGCGCATGGGAACTGCTGCGCATGGCGTGTTGTGATTGCGGCTTAATTCACACGATAGCATTTGCTGTTGAGGCTAACGGTAATTTGGGAATTGCGGTGCGGCGTGAGAATCGAGCGACAGCCGCAAAGCGGCGTGGCGCTAAACTGCGCGGCCTAAAATTGCCACTGAAAACTTAAATCTCAAATCCGTGATTTACTTCCCTCGATACGAAATCTCCCGGCGGTGCCGGTGAAAAAGGAATAGGCGGTGCCTATGGCGTTGAAAAGAAAACTCGCTAAGGAAGACTTTGACAAGCTGGAAGAAACTCAAAAGGGTTTCTACAAGGAAAAGGAAGGTGGTTACCTTCTTGACCTTGAGGGCGACGATCTGGAAGGCAAAGTCGCATCGCTCAAGCAGTCGTTGGACAACGCCTATAAAGAACGCGACGCCGCAAAGAAAGCGGCTGAGGCCTTTAAGGACGTTGACCCGGAGAAGTATCGGCAACTATTGGCTGAAGCGGACTCCAAGGAAAACGACGATCTGAAGTCTAAAGGCAAGATTGACGAGATCATTGAAAAGCATAACGCGAAGCTGGCCGGAGTCAAAAAGGAATACGAAGACAAGCTGGCAGCGCAAAGCGCAGAACTCGACCGCGTAGTGGTTGATAACGGCCTTCGGACAGTGCTCATTGAGGCCGGGGTTATGCCCGACAGACTTGACGATGCGGTTGATTTGACAAAGCGACTGGCGAAGCGAGACGAGAAGGGTAAGATTCTCATGCACGACAAGGACGGAACCCCGCTTGATGTCAGTGTTGATGCTTACGCCAAGGAAATCTTGAAAGAACAAAAACCGTGGCTTTTTGCCGCATCCGGTGCGGGTGGGAGTGGTGCTTCCAACGGCACGAACGGTCAAGGTCGTGGACCTGACCTTTCCAAGCTATCGGCTACAGAACGCCTGAAGATTGCAAATGCAACTGAGGCGACTGGCCGAACTGGCTAAAATAAAGGAGCACTATGGCCCTAACTCTCGTGGAAGCTGCAAAACTTCACTCAGGCGAAGTCAAGCGCAGCGCGATCATTGAATTATTTGCTCAAAGTTCGGACATCCTCCGCACTCTCCCTTTCGACACTATCGCGGGAAACGCTCTCCGTTATAACCGCGAAGAGACCCTCCCAGGCATCGGCTTTCGTGGCGTAAACGAAGCCTACACAGAATCCACTGGCGTGATTAACCCGGTCGCTGAGCCGTTGGTTATCGCTGGCGGCGATCTGGACGTTGACGTTTTCATTCTTGAAACGATGGGAACAGATCAGCGAGCCGTTCAAGAAGCAATGAAGACCAAAGCCCTTTCGCTTCGATGGTCTCAGGCCATCATTAAGGGCGACTCGTCCGTTGATGCCCGTATCTTCGATGGTCTTCAGGTTCGTCTGACTGGCTCACAAAAGATTGCCGCTGGCTCAACCGCTAACGGAACCCCGCTCAGCCTTGCTTTGCTGGATGAGGCGATTGACGCCACCGATAACCCGACCCATCTGATCATGAATAAGACAATGAGGCGCAGACTGTCCGCTGCCGCCCGCTCGTCCACTGTGGGTGGTTATATCACCTATGCGCTTGACGCGTTCGGTCGCAGGGTGACGCAGTACAACGATCTGCCGATCCTCGTGGTTGAACAGGACAACGTTGGCAGCGACATTCTCCCGTTCACGGAAGCCGCGACCTCCGGCAACGCAACTGCGTCCTCGATTTACGTCGTGTCGTTCATGGAAGGAATGCTTCAGGGCATTCAGAGCGGCGTTATGGACGTTCGAGACCTGGGCGAACTTCAGACTCAGCCGGTCAAGCGTACTCGTGTGGAATGGTATGCGGGCATTGCGCTGTTCCATCCTCGCGCCGCAACGCGTCTCTGGTCTATCTCGAACGCTGCTGTGGTTGCGTAATAGGCGGCTAAACCAAAAGGAGAAAAAGTAAATGACTTACACTGCTGCAAAAAGCCGCCCGACCTACACGTTCGACGCGGATCTTGAAATGAAGGATGTGAGCGCGGTTATTGGGGCTGACGCGGCATGGCAAGTGGCCGCTGCCGCTAAGGTGCTCGATATGGGAACTGGCCGCGTTGACGCGAAGTGCATCATTGATATCACCGCTCTGGAAATCGCCTCGGGTGACGAGCGTTATGATCTGCTGATTCAGGGCAGTAACAGCGCAACGTTCGCCTCAGACATCGTGATACTTGCCTGCCTTCCGGTAGGTGATGGTTCGACAATCGGCACGGCTTACGCCGGGTCCGGCGTGGACGTTGACGACACCGCGGGTCGATATGTTCTGCCGTTCACTAACGAGCGGAACAACATCTACTATCGATACATCCGCGGCTTCACCGTTGTAACCGGGGCAATTGCGTCCGGCATCACGTTCACTGCGTATGCGGTGAAAAACTAACCCTTTACAGTTAATGAAAACGGAGGCGGGAACTGCTCCCGCCCCTGGAATCATAGGAGGCAAGAATAATGGCAAAGGAAGTTTTTGCAACGACTGACAAGGTAACGGTGACGAAGACGCCAATTACCAGCGCCCCGGCTCCGCAGATGGTGCGTATCTATAACAAGGAAGACGGAACATCTCAGGACGTGTTTCCGGTAGACGCGAAAGAGATCGTCTCCCAGGGTGGGTACAGTTACGATCCAGTGGATTTGGCCCACGCGACCGAGAGCCCGAATGTATATAAGCCCGTGAGGCCGGAAACGCTCTCCGCAATGCTGCCGGAAGCAAGGCAGCCGCTTGACGAGCTAACGGCCAAGAGCGCAACAGGTGCCGAGGCTCCAGACTTCGAATCGATGACGAAGGCGGAACTTGAAGAATATGCCGACGCTCACGGTATCGAGTTAACCGCCGGGATGTTGAAAGCGGATCAGGTCAAAGCAATCCGCAAGGGAGGTAGTTAATGTCTACAGGCGTCTACAATCCCGAATCCGACGAAGCGCAAGCTAACGCAACGCGGAAACTCGTTAACCTGACCCAGGCAGAACTTGAACTACTCGCGCAGGGCGTGGCCCCTGGCTACAAGATTGCGCGAGGCGTTCATACTCAAGTTGCCGCGTCCGACACGGTAGTTACCGGGCTCGCGACTGTGGTAGCCGTGGTTGTTGGCTTTGGCAGCGCCCCAACGGTCAAGCAGCTCTTTTGTGCGGGCGACATTGGCGATCAGTCCGCCGCTCCGGTTGCGGGCTCGGTTCTGATCACTACCTACAAGCCCACGGCCGTCAACGACGTGACGCCAGTTGCCGCAACTGACTTTACGGATAACGTAAAGATCGCATGGGCCGCAATCGGCACGTAAAACCAGATGACGCATTTCTTCCCTAACTATTCAATCACGCATGGGCCGGGAATTCACGCCAACTTCCGGTTCAGCAATTCTCTGTCTGCTCTCGATCGGTACGGATTAAAACTGGCGAACGCAGGCCATACCTGGACGCTAAAAGAGCGCAAGATGTTTGAGAAACGAGTCCGGGAACTGAAAGCGAAGAAACGCAATGGCACTTGACGCAACAGTTGGCGGATCTGCCAGCAACTCATATTGCGATAGAGCCACGGCTGACACCTACTTCGCCGACCGTCTTTACGCAGCCGACTGGACAACGGCATCCACTGGCGACAGAGACAAAGCCCTAATCATGGCGACGGCCAGACTTGAGCAGGAATACTATGAAGGTTTCAAGGCGACAGACACGCAGTTGCTCAAGTGGCCGCGCTCGTGGGTTTACGTTGACGGATCCTATCTCGCTTCAGATGCGATCCCCTCGAAGCTAATTGCAGCGACAAGCGAATATGCGCTGCAGTTCATTCAGGAGAACGTAACGGCAGAGTCAGAGTTAGCGGATTTCAAACGGATCAAGGTTGGATCGATTGAACTGGAAATGAATTCTTCAGAAGCAGTTCAATCAGGGAGCATTCCTTCTGACGTGCTGCGATTGTTACGAGACCTGAGAACCGGATCTTCGGGAGCGGCAATTGTACGGGCATGAGCTTAGCAGACACGATTGCTTCGGCGCTAACAGCAATAACGCCAACGATCCTGAGTACGTTTCCCGATCTGTGCGACCTTAAACAGCCGGGAACCTTATCGCCGGATGGGTTTGGTGGAACCACCGACACGCCAGCAACGGTTGAGGCGAGCTTGGAATGTTTCTATGAGCGACTAAGCGAGCGAGACAAGGTTTTAGGTGGGACGCTAATTACAACGCAGACGCACAAGATGATGATTAAAGCAACTGCAAGCACAAGGTTGATCCAGCCGCACCAGTGGCTTGTAGTGGCCGCGAGGGAACTCCCGGCGCTTACGTTTCGCAAGCCTGTCACGTTAGACGGATCTTACGCGCCCGTCATTACGATTGCGGCGGAGCTGGTTAAATCATGAGCGTTCAATTCAAAAAAACAGGATTCAATTTCGCGGCTCTCTCCCGGAACATGAGAGGGAACATTGCGGACGTGCTGAACGAGGGCGGCAAGTCGTTTGTCTCGCTGAGAAAGCAGCTTGCGCCGAAAGATACGCACTGGATGGCAGACCAGACGCGAGTAGAGGAAAAGGCTACGCCGGATCGACTCAAGGTCGTAATGATCTGCGATTCTTCAAACAACCCGCACAGAGGCGGAAACAATGAAGCGTACGACGCCTTGGTTGAATATGGGACGGTAAATTCTGACGCACAGCCAAGCGCGACCCCTGCTTTTGAGAATGCGCGAAAGCGAGTCAACAACGGATTATTGAGGGTGCTGAGGTAATGGAAAACACCGGCCACTGCCCGCGTTATCTGATCTACTGTTGGAGTTGCAATGCAGTGGAAGCAATGGAAAACGGAGTCGTCAGCGAAGACTTTGGAAGTCAGCACGAAGCGCATTCCGAAGATGTGCGAACGATTGTGATAAAGCATTCGGTGATCGAGAGGGCCGCATAGTGTGGGCGACATTGATGAAGTCGAACAGGCAAAGAAGTGGATCTACGATTCACTGTCAGGCAATGCCGAAATCACGGCAGTGGTCTCTACCCGTATCTATTCTGATTATTGCCCTGACCCTCCCGCTTCTCGTGTTTTCCCTTATGTGCTTTATGAGTATTTGGGTGGCAATGACGTTGACGGGCTCGGCACTTCGCGCATCCTCTCGGAACCGCTCTTTCAAGTTAGGGTTGTTACTGAAGGCAGACCAACTACAGCAACACGAAGGGCTGCGAAACGAATCACTGACGTTCTCGGAGTCGCTGTGTACCAGCTCAGTGGCGATTGGTATTTCACCGCACGAAGAGAGCAGCCAGTTAATAGACCTGAGACAGACACAGCAACCGGGAAGAAGTACCACAATCTTGGGGGACTATTCAGACTTTACATTGGGAGAACAGCATGAAAATTGACAACGTAAACTTGCGAGTCATCAAGACGCAGGGAGACACAGAGGTGTTCATGACGGGCGATCATCCCGTAGTCAACACGGTCTTTCGTCTGCCGGCCAGCCTTGATTTGGAATCAGGGAACTATTCGGTGACTTTCACGAAAGTCGAGCCTCCATCGTCCCAGTTGGATCTAAGTAAGATGTCCAAGGCTGAACTGGTTGCCGAGGCGGAGCGATTAGGCTTGACGGTCGTTCCAGACGGGATGTCTAAATTGGACATCATTGCAGTTATTGAAGGCAAGTAGCCTCAAGGAGGTGTCGCCATCGGCAGAGCAAATGTTAATCGCAAGGTTCAAGTTGGCCCCGAGGTAACGAAGGGCACAGCCGTCGCCGCATCTAAGGTTCTTCCGTCGATGGACCTTCAGCTATCGCGCACGCTGGACGTGGCGAGGTTCCGCGCGCAGGGGTTCAAGACTGAAACAGCTACTCAGATAACCAAAGACTTTGGGTCCATCGCGCTACAGGGGCCGGTTAACTTTACTGAGATCGTTTACCCGCTTTCCACGATTGTTACGCCGGTGATAACAACCCCAGGCGGAGCCACGCTCGCCCGCAAATGGCTGTTTACCTTACTTGCAAGTGGTGCAGACGCTTTCACGACTCTAACCGTTCAGGAGGGCGATTCTACAGCGGCTGTGCAGATGGCCTATGCGCTTCTGACCGAACTTGGATTCGATTTCGCGGAAGGCGGATCGACTCTCTCGGGTTCAGGGATTGGCAGATCTCCTACGACCGCATCGCTGACCGGTTCCCCGACTTCCATCGATCAGCTTCCTGGTGGCCCTCGTGGTGTAGATGTCTACATGGACGCAATCGGCGGAACCATCGGCACAACGAAAGTAGCAACGGCTAAACAGGCATCTTTCAAGATTTCCAACAAGCAGGCCATGAACTGGGTTTTGAACACTACGTATCAATCGTTCATCGACACGGTTGAGACAGTTCCAACCCTCGACGCAATGTTTTCGATGGAGTTCGATACACAGGCGCGGGCGCTTTATGACGCGGTTCTAGCTGCCTCGAATCCGATCAAGTTGATCCGCTTTCTGAGCACTGGGCCAATAATCGAGAGCACCACAGCCTACACGCTGAAGATTGACTTTGCGGCACAGGTCGTCGGGTTGGCGCAAACGGATCTCGAGGGGGTGTGGGGTTATCAGTTCACACTGCTTCCGCTTTACAGTTCAACCTTTGGCAACAAGGCTTGTGAGATTGAACTGATAACAAACTTGACCGCGCTTTAGACTGAAAGGCCCACTGAGTGCCACTGAACAAATCAAGGGTTACAGATCGAACCGTACCAGTAAAGTTCTCGCTTATCTTGCGGAACGATGAAACAGGCGAAGTAGAAACAGAGGAAGTTTGCCCCAAGGTTCGTAGTCTTTCCTATGTTCGATGGCAGCAGTTATTCCCGCCTGATACAAACGGCGCAAGTCCCGACAAAGAGGTTTTGGCCCGCCAACTTTCCGAGGTAGTAGCCGATCTAGATATAGTTGACGACGACGGCAATCCCCTTGCTCCTACCATTGAAAACCTCAAAACCATCGATATGCCGGTGCTCAGCCAGTACAGCGAGGCGATTCTCCGTTTTTTCGTGCCCAAGAGTGCGACCTCGACGAAGAACGGTTCCTCTTCCAGCGATTCTTAGGCAGTGGGGCGAAGGCCGGGAGAGCCCCAGACGATTTGTTCTGGATTGACATGGCGATACGGACGGGGATCCCACCCTCGGAATTACAGGAACGATGGACAAGGGAAGATTTCGAGCGAGTAACGATGGTGATCGACGTAAGGGCAAGGGACGCCATGTGGCGAGCGGGTGCGCCAGTCCCGGCTTATCACTACAGGAAGATGGAGGACTAGGTGGCGACATTAGGCCGGCTAACGACGGTATTTGATGCCGACACCGTCAAGTTTAAGGCGGGCTCCGCGGAAGTTCAAAAAGGACTTGCTGGCGTCGAGAAGTCCATCAATAGCGTATCTAGTTCCGCCCGAGGCTTTGCCGGCGGCATCCTACCGGGACTCGCAAGCATTTCAGAAATCATTCAGGGAATTCCGCAGATCGGACGACTTGCAGGCGGGCTGATCCGTCCGCTAACCGATGCTGCAGAAGAAGGCATCCGTCTCAATATGGTTTTGGAGACGGCTAAAATAGGATTTGAGGGCGTTGCGGGAAGCGCGGAGAAGTCAGGAAAGCATATTGCTGCTTTGATGGCATTTGGGCAGTCTTCCCCCTTCAGATTTGAAGGACTATTAGAAGCCTCACGGTTCATGACTGCCTTTGGTTTTGAACTTGACGAGCAGATTCCAAAATTAACAGTCTGGGGCAACGCGCTTGCCGCATCTGGTGAACTGTCAGCCTCCAAGGTTCAGGATGTGGTGCGAGCGTTTGGGCAAATGCGGATGGCGGGCAGAGTCAACGCTCAAGATATGAACCAGTTGACGAATGCAAATATTCCCGGCTGGGAATTGCTTGCAAAAGCCATTGGAAAGACCGTCGCACAAACGCGAAAACTTTCCGAGGCTGGAAAACTGGAAGGCAAGTCGGCGGTCGAAGCTATTACGGCGATGATGGCCCAAGAGCCGCGCTTCAAGGACATGATGAAGCGCATGGAGGGAACGGGCGCAGGACGGCTAAGCGCCGCTCAGGACGTTATTCAGTTCGCCCAGGCTAAAGCAACGACATCGCTGACTCAGGATATTTCCACAACCTTGGGCGCGGCGCTTCAGAGACAGAACGTAGTTAGTGAATTGGCTGGCTCGATTAACAACGCTATCACGCCCGTTTCCGCATTGATAAGAACGGCGGCGGTTGGCGTTCTGGGAGGCGGATTAACGTCAGGATTTATCGAGGGAATTCAGGCCGGGAAGGATGCGGTCAAGGCTGCGGTGGGTGACTTCGCGTTAGACGGCATCATTGGAACGGCAAAGGGCTGGCTGGGCATTCAATCCCCCTCCACAGTGTTCTATGACATGGGGCTAATGTCTGCGCAGGGCTTTGCTTTAGGACTACAAGAAGGATTCAGAGATAACCCAATAGTCAGAGAACTGGAAAAGCTGCTTGAAGATCCGCGAATGCGAGCATTTTTTGAAGCTATCAAAAAAGCTGAGGGCGGTTCATTAAATGTTATGGCCGGGGGCCGCAGAGTGGATTCCGGCGCTCAACATCCCGGCGAGGTGGTGCCTAAGTCTCAATGGTTTCGCGGCGACAAAGGCCGCAGTTCAGCCGCCGGGAACTACCAGATCACGCGGACAAACTGGCGTGTGATCGCCGCAGAGCTAGGCCTCGATAACTTCTCAGATCCGCATCAACAATTGCTGGCCGCTGTGAAGTTGTTTAGAGATCGCCGGGAAGGGGCGGGCGTCCAGGCATTGCAAAGTGGTGACATCGTAGGAGCCCGTAATGTGGCGGCGCTAGATTGGACTTCGACTCCTGGTTCAAAGATTGGCGGTGGCGGTCAAGTTGGCGCAAACAAGTGGATGGGTCATTACAATCAAGCACTGTCGTCGATGTCAGTTGGTGGTCGTGAAGTTTCGTCTAGTAATCCGTTCCCCGTTTACCTCGTTACCGGAGGCGTTGGGGGTAATGGTAGTCCCTTGATGTCGTTCGGCGCTCCTCAAAACGCAGAACGCTCGGGCGCAATGCGACCGGCTGGATTTACTGACCTGACTGACGCGCAGGCCGGAATGGTCGTTGATCGATTCAAAGCCGCACGAGGCGAGGTCTTAGCCACAACTACCGCCGCCAATAACCTAACGATCTCATTCAAGGCAGTGGCAGAGGTCGCGGGAATAGCGGCAGAGCAAAGTCAGGGGCAGGCCTTAGCCGCAGGCGAATGGGCCAAGGTAGTTATTCAACAGACCGACGATCTGGGCACACGTCTGCGTGACATTTCAGACTCGTTACCAACATTTAGAGAGAACTTTAATGACATCGTTTCCGGCTTACCCGAAGGTCTGGGAAATATTTTTGGTGATGCCGTGCATGAGTGGGATCTAACCATGAAGGGATTTCTGACATCGCTCGGGCAAGGCGTGCAGCGGACACTATCGGACATTGCATCGATGGTGGCTTCAAGTGCTATTAAGAACGCCTTTGCCGAACTACTTGCGGGGTTATCATCGGGCGCGGGTAAAGGCGGATTCTGGGGCGGATTGCTTAAGACTATCTTTGGCGCTGCCGTTGGCGGGGCGGCGGGTGGCGCTGGGGGTGGCGGCGGGAGTGGATATGCGGGAATGGGTAACGTTTATGTTGGCGGGTACGCTTCTGGCGGTATCGTTCCAGGCGTAGATCGCGGATACGATTCCGTTCCGGCTATGCTTACACCCGGCGAGCTGGTTTTAACAAAGGAACAGCAGCGGGGAATGGGCCAGCAGGTCGTGAATAAGTATTACACGATTAATTTACCGCCCGCGCCTAACTCAAGCTATAACCCGCGACGTTCGGCAAGGCAGCACGCGGACATGGTTCTCGCCGCATTGCAGGGGGCGCAATAATGGCCGTTGTATACCTCTTTGATGAGATTCTTTTGGATCCTGATATCTTCGTTGCGGGTGGGGCGTTGGGTGGCCCAACCTACAGCAACACAATGGCGCGCAATGCTCAGACAGGCATCCGCAAGGTGAATATTGGAAGGCTAGACTTTCAGCAGGAGTGGAATGTCCAAACTGAACTAATGACACCCGCTCGCCTTGCCTACTTCATGAATTTCTGGGGTGGTGGCTACGGCTCGGGCTATGGCTTTCGAGCCGTGATCGTCTCTGACTTCTACATGATCGACGAGGTGATCGGAATAGGCGACGGAGCACAGACGATCTTTCCGATAGTTAAAAAGTACATGCGCCCAGGCGCGAGCCACTCATACTCTCGACGCATTATCAAGCCGGTCGTGAATTCGCTTTTAGCGGTGGGTGGAGTTTCGCTATTTGAGCCAAACGGATCTACATCCCGAGTGATTCCAAGCGTGAGAGGGCAAGGGCAAAACGTCCCAGCATTCACCGTCAAACTTAACGATACGCCCACGGCTGCTTACACTGTAAACAACGTCACGGGCAACCTGATCATGACTTCCGCGCCGGGAGTAGGCGTGCTAGTCAAGGTGTCTTGTGAGTTCGACACTCCCGTCAGATTCTTGAATAACGCGGTTCAGATGAAACCCGACACGGCGAGCGAAATGAGCGGATTACAACTGGGAGAAATCTTGCCCGCCGAACTTGGGATAGCCTAATTCCGTCGATCTATTATTTTCCGAGCCTCTAGAGCGGCCCCCTTGTATTTTTGAGCATACATTGCCAGGAGAGCATCGCAAGCGGCGGAACTTCTGAGCCTGCGACGCTGGGCAAGAATCTCAGTTTCTCTAGCACTCTTACCTATAGCCTCCCCCAATATTTCAAAAGCGGGAACCCCAATATCAGACAACGCAATGAGATTTAGATATACCGCATCGTCTCTGCCGTTTTTTAGCGAAGCCATTCGCCCTACCAATTCTGAGTAGCCCTGATCGTTAAAGTCTAACGCTGCCGCCATGTCGCCACATGGGGTGAGGATTAACATAATCTGCTTCGGCTTAAATCCCGCAACGATTAGCCGCTGCGAAATGCCAATCAACCCGGACTGATACGGAGTCTCGCTGGAGTAGGCAGCGAGTTGCGCCGCAAGGTACTCAGCTTCGGGCTTAGATTTTAGTAGTCGAGTAAAGAGTGGTATCGCGTCCTGAGCAGATGTCTGACCATTTGCGAGAGTTGGAAACGAGAGCAGCAGAATCGCCAACGTCAATATGAAGGCTTTCATAGTTAGCGGAGATGCTACGCCTCCAGGTATCCGCCTGTCAAAAAACTTAAACCCTCGTTTCCCTCTACACTTGGCATCCGATGCCAGTATCCGCAGAGTTAATTGACCATCTCGCTTCAAATTGCACCTTCCTTTGTGCTATCTGGAAAATGACAGCGGCGGATGGGACGGTTGCCGCCTACGCTGCTCACACGCGGAGCCTGACCTTTGACTCCCAACTCTACACCGCCGCCCCGGTTGAGCCTACCCGCTTCTCCCGAACCCTCGGCGTCTCGAAAGCCGATCACGTTGAACTATTCGGAATCTTTGACGACATCGTGACAGAGGAAGACGTTCAGGGTGGAAGATGGAAAAACGCCAAGATAGTTTTCGAGTATGTGAACTATTTGGATCTGACAATGGGTTCAGTGGGTCGCATGAAAGGTCAAGCCGGAAAATTCACGATCAACAACGGGACATTCAACGTTGAACTTCGCTCGCTTTCCGATCTGCTCAGTCAAGAGATAGGCCAACTCACGAGCCCGCTCGATCGTCGCCGCCGTCTGGAAGATTTAGGCATCGACACCGCCCCGTTTATCTTCGCCCGAACAGTCACAGCAGTTGCGGATCGGATGAATTTCACGGTAGGCGGAACGGCTAAAGATGACAATTACTTCCAGTATGGACGGGTAGTTTGGAGCGGTGGAGACAACGAAGATTTAGAGATGGAGATCAAGGCGAATGTTGGTAACGCAATTGAACTTCAGTTGCCAATGCTGAACGCGATCGAAGTGGGCGACACCGTTGATCTCTATGCCGGATATGACGGCACAAGGGAAATGTGCAGAGATAAATTTAACGCAATGGAAGGCTTTGACGGCGAATGCGATCTTCCCGGAATTAAAGGGGTCATAACGTTTCCAGAATGAGCACGCTAGCTGAAAGAATTGTTACCGAGGCTGAGGGCTATGTCGGCACTCCCTTTTTGCATCAGGGGAGACTGAAAGGCCTTGGGATCGACTGCGCCCACTTTGTTGCGAACGTGATCAACGCGGCCCGTGCTAATACGCCAGACATCAAAATTCCTCACGACTACAGACGGCGAGAAGATGGCACAATCATGATGGGGCTACTTGGGGCTAACGCAGACTTTGTGCCTACCGAAGAAAGGCAACCGGGCGACGTGCTGGCCTTGTGTGATGAAGCGTTGCGATTTCCTGGCATTCCCCGACACTTAGCCTTCGTTAAAGAAGTCACGCCGAAAACCACGTTTATCATTCACGCATCCGAGCACGGAGTTAGATCGCACCGCATGGACGCGAGATGGATGCGGCGGATTCATTCTGTGTGGAGGGCGCACGAATGATGATTCGAGAGGCGATAGAAAGATACAAAGAGATCGCCGCTAAGAAACGAGCGGAACTTGACGCCGCTTTAGAAGCGGGCCAAGTAGCCGATCCTGTCTCTATCGGAATTTCAATAGCGATCTCCGTGGCACTCTCTGCCGCGTCATACTTAGTTGCAACTGCTCTTGCTCCAAAGCCTCCACGTCAACAGCAAGGGAAGTTAGCCGGATCGCTTCAGTTGATGAACTCCGAACAGGGATTGTTCATTCCTGAAATCTACGGAGCAGGCCCAGAAGTAACTTTAGTCACTGGGGCGAATCCAACATGGCAGAATCTTACAAACACTACAGGGGGCGCTGACGGCTCGATAACGAAGACAGGCGGCTCGCCCACCGCTTACGATGCGGGAGCAAGCCACAACGTCTCTGTGACTGCAGGAGATGCCTTTATCGAGGTGATTGCGGGCACGGGGCCAGCCTCTGTGGGGTTTGTTACGACCGCATCACCTACGATTGACGATGATTTACTTTTCGGCGTGCAGTGGCATTCTGAGGGTACTTGTCATGTAAACATCGGCGGGGCAAATTATCCCGTTGGACACTGGACAACCGGCGACACGTTCCGGGTCGAGATCCGTAAAGGGCGCTTTCGTCTGTTCAAGAATTCTGCTGAGTTGTCTCGCTTCTCTGCTCCGGTTCCCACTGTGGTTTATCCCCTTCACCTTGGGATCATCATGTATGCCTCGGGCGCGGGAGTATCGAACACAAAGGTCAAGATTGCGGATATTGGAGAACCACCGAATGCCGGGCGGGGCGGGGTGAAGGTTCCAGCGATGATCGTCTGGACTTCCCGTATAAGAAAAAACGTTTCAGTCACTCAGCAACCAGTACAGGGAGGCAAAGGCGGAGGATCGCGAAGTCAAACGATTGAGAACATAACCTACGACATTGATGTCCGCCTGAACTATGCCAATTACGGTCCACACAGACTCATTCGAGAGTATGGCAACGCAGACATTCTGATCGATCAATACACACAATCAGCGAATCCCACCGGAGTCCATGATCCGACTATTGATCCCGACGCTCCTTACGATCCAACCGCCCCGCCGGATCCACAGCCGGATTATCCGACACCTATTGCGCGGGTCAACGCTGATATTGACTTCGATGGTGACGACGTAGGAACTGGAGCAATTCAAGCGGGCGGGTCTTCGTTCGCGGTCTACCCTGGTAATGACACTCAAGACCCTGATCCCACCGAAGAAGGGGACGTTGATGCGCGGTATGGTGCTGGATCAACGCCTGCACATAGAAACCGCTCGGGAATCGTCCACAAGCAGTTTGACTTGTCTCGATGGTCGGGAATGGTTCCAAACTTCACAGCCGCATGGGAGCACACCGTACTGAAGACGATTGACGCGATCTTTGCATCGTTCTGCGAGCGCGTAAACGTCTTAGCGGCGGATGATGATTATGACTTCACTGGACTCTCGGAAATTGCTTCTCGGGGAATGTTGATTTCGGGCCGGCTGTTCAAACCGTCAGAGGTGATCGACTCGCCGGAAATTCAACTTGCCTATAACTACTTTGTGACCGAAGCGGAAGGCCAGATTATTGGCTACGAGGAAGGTGACGAGCCAACACTTGAGATTGATGACACAGAAGTGGGCTGGTTGGACGGTGAGGCAGATGTCCCTGACATCATTCCCGAACTGGAGTCTTTGTTAGTTTCAGAGATTTCCTTGCCTCGCCAGATAGACGTTAAATCCATTGATCCCGACGATGACTGGGACGCGACGACGGCTAGTGCGCAGAGGCAAGTTACCGAAGGCGTCAGCACGGAATTACTTGAGATCGCGATCACGCAACTGGCAGAAGAACGGAGGGCAACGGCTCAGAGAGCTTTGTATCGAAGGCACGCATCCAACGCGGGGCACAAATTCACTCTACCCTGGACCTATCTCTATATTTACCCAGGCTACAGATTGATAATTAATCGGGCGGAAGGCTTTACCCACACTTTGCGACTAACCTCAGTCTCTGGTGGTATTGGCGTGCTGGATTGTGAGGGGGTCGCATTACAGCCTGCCGTATTCAATCAACCTGCTACCGGACCAAACGGCCCAGGTAATCCGCCGCCTCAACAGATTCCCGCCATGACCGTGATGTCTTTGCTTGATACTCCGTTATTGAGAGAAGAAGACGCTGGCAAGGTTGGACAGTATGTTGTCGGGACTCCTCGGACTGGATTCAATCAGGCTTGGCGAGGATTTGGCCTCGTGATGTTCAAGAACAACGAGTGGATCCCGAAAGCTAGCTCAGAATTACCGGGCACGATTGGAACAGTGGTCAGCGTGACGGGACTCTCTGACGATCCTGAAACCATCGATCTCGTTGGTGAAATCGTTGTTGACCTGTACGGAACAACTCAAACCCTTTCGAGCGTGACTGAACCGGACATTGAGGGCGGCGCGAATCTTGGATTGTTCGGAAACATGCTGGGCAACTTTGCCGACGCAACGCAGGAAGCAGGATTCCCAAATCGCTGGACGCTAACCACGTTATTGAATGGGCAGAAAGACACGGTGGCTTATATCAACGAGGTGGCAGCGGGCGATCGCTTTGTCCTGATCAATGAAGCGGTCAAGTTCTTTTCGATGGAACTGGAAGACCTCAACACCGAGTTTGATTATCGGGCCATCACTGTCGGGCAGTCATTAGATGACGCGGCAACGATTCCGTTTACATGGACTGGTGGAACGGTTCGAGATCGCACGGTCTCAGGCGTGGTTATCGTTACGGATGAAAGCGATGACACCTTGGTTTGGTTTACGGGACGCCCACGACCCGGCGACTTAAACGCGAGATATGTTGTAGAGGTATGGGCTGATACTGGCCGAAGCGATCCGGCTGAACTTTTAGGGACTCTCCCGGTAGAAGAAGTCTCTACGCATCCGGCTTTGATCGTTGCCAGCACAACTGGGAGCGGCACATGGGGAGGCGGGTCAGATATGCCCGACGAAGAATCATGATCTTAGGAAGTCTACCGAATACAGATCAGAACAACCTCATCCCGATTGGTGACGAGACGGCGGGAGTAACGACCGAAGCGCTCACCGAGACTGATACCGCATTTAGTTTTAACATTCATGGTGGTACAGGTCTGACAGAAGGTGGAACTGACTTGCCGGACACGTTGGTGGTAACGGTCGGACTTATGGAGCGCTCGGGTACAGATGGCCCGTGGAGCTTTACTCAGAATGATTGCGCTCTCTGGGTAAAGTGGACTCGTCCGTTTCCACCTCCCGATTTTCAATATTTAGGACTGCCGGGAACGGTTACTGAATCGTGGGGAAGTTTCGGAACTACCTTCACGCCCACCGCTAGAAAGAACGGGCGATCAGATGTAGACGTTGGCTACGTGCGACAGGGGCCGCGCTACACATTAGGCTTGGAAGGGGCGAATTACGTTGGTTACGTTGACTATCACAGACGGGGCGGCGCGGTTCCTCGTGCCATTGTCTCTGCCCCTGCGGGTGGTTTCCCTTTTCCTCTTCGGCTGGTCATGAGCATCACAACATCAGGCGGCGGCGTTGCGTCCCCTGCGGAGATACGCGACATCGTTCTTGAGGGGAAGCTAGGAGAAAAGGCAACTCTGACGGCAGATAATAAGACCGAGTGGGGGGTTGATTCGGCCCACCCTCATTTAAGAATTTATCAACTCGGAATTGTTCCCGGTTTCCCGGTGGACATTGATTTATAGGAAGGCTTGTATGTTTTACATATTGCTAATCTTGACCTTACTGATTGCTTCCGTTCCTGAGAAGCGAGCTAAGTCAAAGTCTTGCAGAGCACCAAAAGGTCAGGAAGTTGTTTGTTACGTTTCGCCGGAATTGAAGTAATGGCTATTACAATCCCAACAGCAGATCCACGCGAGAGTGGCAGCGCGTTCATGCCTCAACTGCGAGCAGCGTTTGATGCCGCCTACGTCGCCTCGGGCGCTATTTACAACGTCACCGTGTATGGCGCTCTTGGTGATGCAATCGAGATCGTTGACGCCTCAATAACTTCCGGCACTCCCGATCTGGAATCTCTAAGCAGCACATTCACCGATGCAGAGATCGGTAAATCAATCAGCGTGCGCGGAGCGGGAACGGCAGGAGCCACGTTACGCGAAACTATTATTGCCGTTCCTTCGCCTACTGAGTTAACGCTTTCCGGGAATGCTGTGACTACCGTTTCCGCTGAACAGGCAGTTTACGGAACAGACGATCTAGCTGCGTTCATTGCTGCGAAGAGTGCTGCCGTTGCGGAAGGCGGGGGAACTGTGATCGTCCCTGCTGGGTTCTATTACCTCTCTGGACAAATTCCGTGTGATGGAACAGTCGCTTTCAAGGGGACGGGCTACAGTGAGATGTCAACCGTAGGCGTCGCCGCCTTATGGGGCTCCCGACTCTACATCGGTTTTGAGGTTGCAACTGCTGATTCGCTTTTTTACGTCACCGCTCAAGGTGTCGAGATTGAGGGTCTGGAGTTCTACTGCACGCAAAATCAGACAACTGCCCTGACAACTCCCTGGTCTATCTTTGCCTACCGCGTTCCCTTTGCAGACGTTGGTGGAGACGGTCTCAAGGCTCGCAATCTCATGATCCGAAACTTGAGTCATGGAATCAAAGTCTCAGCGGACAGATGCGTTCTGGATCTCATCTATGGACAGCCAATGGTACTGGGAATTTATCTGGACGGTGTTTACGATTCCGCGAAAGTCACAAGAGTGCATTGGTGGACCTACTGGGCAGGCTTGGCAGTGAGCTACACGTTAGCCAACTGTACTGGCTTACTGCTGGGTCGCGTTGATCATCCTTCAGTATCAGATTATTTCGCGTTCGGCTGTTTCAAGGGGATAGATTTTGAAGATAGCGCGGTAGGCGTTAATCCGTCTGGTTACACCACCAAAGGCCAGTTCTCAAACATCCGTTTGGATAATGTGCATTACGGCATTTACGCGGGCGGCAATGGTGAGGCGAGCTTTTCAAATCTTGTTATCTACTGCATCTCAGGTGTTGGAGATGCAACGACCGGTTCAAGGGGAATCTGGATAAGGTCTACGTCGTTGGCAGTTTTCCAGATTACAGGCGGCGACTTCTTTAACTCTGACCTTGAGGCAATTCGGGCGGACGCTGGATTCGTTGGATGGTCCACCGTTCTGATTCGAACATGGAACGAACTAAACAACGGTAGTACCGCATTCTACGGCGCATCGGGAGCAACGTTTAATCCAGGTCCTACTAGTGCCGATCCTACGCTTGCAAATGGTGGCGCGGTCTATGGTGGCACTCCTTCACTAGCAGGGTTCAGAGCGCCAACCACACCAACAGCCACCGGCGGTCTCGGAACCATAACCCCCTTTTCACACATCAGCAGTCTGGCTGCAAATCTTGATGTGACCGCAGTGGGCACGTCTCGATTTGTGTTGCACGATACGACCGACCCGCACGAGGTAAAAATCTCGCTTCAGAATGCCGGAGGTGTGTTTTTTGACATTGCCGGATCGTCAACGGTGGCAAATAATTTTACTGCCTTTCGTGTCGGGCTTACTCCATCAGCCTACAGTGGCATGACCGAGATGGCCCGCATTAACTCTACAGGGATGGGGATCGGAACTTCGATTCCTGCGTTTAACGCCAATCCCTCTACCTTTCTCGCTGTAGCCCGGTCTACCGCTGGTCAGTTTGGCGAGATTGGATTAGGAGGCAATGCCACGGGGACAACCGACACGCTAGGCGCGTTGGGCTTTTACAATTCATCGCTGGCGACCGCAGACAAACGCAACGCGGCCATGGTTGGAATCAACGATGGTGCGGTTAACTCCGGCAAGTTGCAATTCTATACATGGGATGCAGGCTCTCCCGGCCTAGCGCTGACGATAGACAAAACGCTTCTGGTGAGCGTGGCCAGCGCTTTGGTTACTCCAATATTCGCAGTCTCTGGATTGACCCCTGGGAGACTGCCGATCATCTCGACTGCGGGTCTCTTTGTTACCGACTCTGATTTGAGCTGGTCCGTTGATACTCTCACGTCTACAAAGATTGTTGGCTCTACAAGTATTTCAACCCCATCACTGATAGCCGCTGCAAACCTTACCGCTGCACCCGTTGGTGATTGGATCTTCAATCCGGGCGGCAAGGATGTTAACCCGGCAGTTAACTATGACCTGAACCTTGGGGCGCTGGACAAGAAGTATCTAACCTTGCACGCTGCTGAATTGTGGGTTGAAACTCTTGTTGCCCAGAACACTATCGCAACCATTGGGGGTAGGATTCTTGTTGGCCCAACGACGGTATTGACTTCCGATCTTGCAGCGGCTGGAACCTCGATCATTGTCAAACACAATCAAATGGTTAGTGGCGATCGTGTCTACATGGAGGCTAACGGCAAAGTTGAATTCATGGCGATCACGTCTGGACCTTCAGGCGGCGGACCATACACTTACACCGTCACTCGCAACCTTGACGGCTCGGGCGCGAATGATTGGTTTGCTGGTGATGCCGTTTTCAACACAGGAACGACTGGAAATGGATTCATGGATTTGTACTCTGCGCGAGGAGTGAAGGCAGGGACGGAACTTGGCCCAACCATCGTAGGCAATGTCCGAAATTCGACAACCTATAACGACTGGTCAAGTCACTGGGCCATCGGCAACCTTGACGGACTTTATGGTTATTCAGGTACGGCTTTCGGTGCTGCGTTTGGAAAGTTCTCAACGACATCTTCATACATCACGATTGACTCGACAAATGGGTATCGAGCAATAAGTCAAAATGCGGTGCGTCTGCAAATCTCAGCAGCAGGTGTGATGACCCTGCGCGATTCTGCCGGGGTTGCAAAGATTACTTTAGACGCGGCTGCAGGGATGACCCTTGACGGCAAGATGCAGATGCTCGGATCAAGTTCTGCAATTGCTATCGGCGTTTTGCCTCCACTCAGTGCAGCAATCGGTACAGGGCTTTGGCAAGACCGCACGGGGCTCTATGGAATCCTCGGAGTTAAGCAAGTCGAGACTACAACCGTACTGGGAACGGTGACGCTAAACGGTAACGCAGCGGTGACAGTCACCGCGGCAAGCATGGTCGGGTCGCCCTACGTGCTCAACGTGGCCGTGCTCAATGGTGATACCGCGACCGTCGTGGCGGGTAAGGTTCGTACAGCCTTGGGTCTCGACGCTACGGTGACCGCTTTCTTCACCGTGAGTGGCGCTGGCGCGGACGTGATACTTACCGATCTTCATGGTCGTGCAAACGACGCGACGATGAACCTTCGGATCACTAACGGCACTTGTACGGGCTTGACTCTGGCGGATTCTGCAAACACCACAGCAGGATCGAATACGACGCAGGCGAAGCTAGACGCGGCGACGGGGGCAATTACAGCAGGGGGTGGAAACGTCGTCATGGACGCACTGGGGCTGTCAATCGTGTCTGGTTCTGGCGTGTCGAATGGAATTACATGGAGATCGTCAAACCTACCCATTGGCTCGATATATTCGTTTTATGCAAGCGGTACAGCGAGTTTTACTGTCGTGAGTTCTGCTCTGAAGGCCTCGGATACTACTGGAGCAGCAGAGGGTCGGTTTGAGATAACCAACGATGTAGGCAGCGGCGCTGTGTTTGGCGTCAGGGCATATGGCAGCGTCAGAGGAGCAGATCCGAATGTGGCGTTCGCCTATCTTGATCAATTCGGAAGCCCTACTTTCAAAGGATTCATCGTCGGGGCTACTACAACCCCCATCTCCATGCTTGATGTGAGAGGGACAATCAGTGTTGGCCCTGCATTCACTGGGGTAACTCCCGGAATCTTGTGCAGAGACATAGCCGCGAATTACTCAATTCTCGGGTTCTACCCGCAGTCTGGAACGAACGTAAACATGAGCTTCCAGATATTCCCTAAAGGGACGGGGCAGTCTGGGAATAGGGCACAGTTTACGGTATTCAATACGGATGGCGTGGCAGATTCAGCCAACATTGAATATTTGACCTTCCGCGCAACTGGAACGAGCTTTCTGGCCGCATCCGGGCAGGAAGGAACGGGTACACTTCGCCATGTAATCATTTCCGCTGGGGCTGCGTCGAGCGGTTCCCCAACGAATTCAAATCAACTTTATTTAGCGACAACCGGGAATGTGAAGCTGTCAGGCTCAGCAGTCAGAGGCACAACGGAAGGAACCAACCACCTCGACATATTTGACGGGACAGCGCCAGTCGGAACGTTAACCAACGGTGTTTCACTCTACTCTGCCTCGGGTGAATTACGGTCGATGGATTCTGGAGGCACGTCAACCTTGCTGTCTCAACATGCCTCAGACGCACCCGAATGGATGCACGACGATGACCCTACGCCGCCGAATATTAGTCGCGAGACAAACTGTTTTTCAGGCATTGTTCGGTTCATCAACTTTACTCGCCAAGCCCGATTGCAGCAACTCGTGTTCGACGCGGAGCCGCTGCCTGCCGACCCTCAAAAACGGAAGATTATCCACGAGGAAAAATTCGCGGAATACAATGCGCGTCTCAATTTGCCATCAAGTGATCCGCGATTTTTGGTAGTGGCTGATTGGGACGCGGATCAGGAGACGCATCGGATTAATCGCATAGCAGAACGCGCTGAATGGAGCGAATACAAAGCGGCATGGGAGCAATACGGCAGAGAGAATCCAGAGAAGGCACGGCCATTCCCGCATCCAGAACCGCAAGAACACGTCAAACGAGAAAAGCCTGACTGGCTAAAGAGAGGGAAAAATGACGAAACAGGAGAAGAAGAAAATGTCAGCACTCGGTGATGAACTTCGAGCAATCGCGGCAAGGGTGGACAAGATGGCAGAATCGCCCGTGACACCCTCGCCAGACCAAACCCCGGTCTCAGTACCCCCAGGACCGGAAACGCCAGCCACGCCTAATCCAGCGCCAAGGGACAATGCTCCTGCGTTGCCTGCTCAAGTATCGCTGTTGATAATCTCGGCATTGAGTGAGGCAAGGAAACTCCGAGGTGCGAGCCCGGTAATATCGAGACTCGAGGAACTCAAAGCCGCAACAAGCGATGAAAAGAGACGCGAGGCGATCCAAATAGCCTTGGGTGAGTCACAGTTGCTAAAAGAAGATCACCTCATTGACTCACGTGCACTCACGGCGATCCTTATGCAAATCTCTGCGTTGGTTGGGGGAAGTGACAGCGTGATTGTCGGTGATACGAATGTAGGTGGGGATATGGAAGCGTAATGGGGCGTGAATCTCGAAGGAATCAGAAAGGTAAAAAGATAATGGGAAAGATTTGTTTGACGCAAGTTGTGAAAGATCTAGACGGCCAACCAATGACGGTTGAACAGACGGGACTGCCTGCGGTGGTTCTGGAGAAAGACCTACAGACGTTAGAGCCGGATAATATTCCCAAATACGTAACCAGGGGCGGTCTGTGTTTTCTGAAAAAAGAGTTCGAGAAGTCTCTGCTTTTCCGGCACGTTCTCACCGGAGCACTTTTGCACCGGGTAGAAGAAGAGGATAAGACTCTTTCCAACGAGGCTTTGATGGAGCGCGTGATGCTCGCTCAGAAAGTCCATGAAGCGGAGTCGTTTTCATTTACCGCTGAACAGATCGTCCTGCTCAAGAAGTTGGTAAACCGAAGGTGGGCACCGGCCAATTTGCTGATCGTTGGTCGAGCATTTGAAATGCTTGAGCCAAAGGAAGAAGAGGAGGCTATCCCAAGGAACGGACACTTACCAGAGAGAGAGCGAGAGCAAGTGACGGTTTAGAGGTTCAGGATTCATGGAAGACGCCTGACCTGCAGCGGTTTAACTTCGCACCATCCGTCCTTCTTCGCTTTAGCATAGGTGTCGTAACCGTAGTTTTTAGCAGCTCGCTGCTTGGCTTCTTTGATTGACGTAAACGCTAAGATCGCAATACCGCCATCGTCTACATTTGACAGAAGTTCGCGTAGCCAATCGCCCCTATTGTTGTTCTCGTCTTTGCACCAAATGCCGTAGAGATTCATATCCTCAACCTTTCCCAGACGGCGTTTCGCCGTCACGACCTAGCAGATTAGTATCCTTGGTTCTACTGCTTTGGTTAACTTAAATCCTGATTCTCTTCTTCTACTCCACCGGGGCGAGTAAGTAGAGCGCCGATTGCTTCCAACGCGTCTGAGTACGCAGAGTTGTCGTCACTGAACCGCACGCTGTTAGCTGCATTCAGAGCGGCTTGCACTCCTGCTATATAGTCAGCCGACAAAGATTCGGAGTCAGTGAGATGCGGAACAGAACCATCCGGCGTAGATGCTCGGTCGTTGCCGCCAAGGGCGGTCTGGGTATGTAGTCTGTGAATCTCAGGAAGTCCGCAGTTACCGCACAGTTTCTTATCGTTTATCATCCATTCCGGAGGTTCAGGGGTGAACCCATGCGGAGCTATTTGGTTCACCGCTTCGCGGGTGTTGGTACGGGGATCGGAGGCGATCGCCCTCAGCGCTCCGTCATACCCATTGACAGATGCGCACACCCAGTCAGCCAATGACGCGCCTTCCATGAACCACAGTCGTCTGCCGTTGGCCGACATAATGTCGTACTCGCCGGGTGCGGTTCGAACGGCGGTAAGCGGTAAGTAGTCATCAAAGGATTCGCCGTTTCGGTTAACCTCATTGTCTTGACGATCCGTGCTCGTGGGCTTACTGGGTTCTACATTCTTCATTTCCCCTAACTCCTAATCTCGATCTACTGTTTTGGGGGACGGAGGCGCGGGTAGTGGCAGCCCCAAGGCGATTAGCAGAAATCTGAGATGATCACACGCGCTCTTATATCTAGCGTTTACTATCGACGCTGACGTGGTAGGAGATCGGCTCCATAGGTCGAGGTCGAACTTAATACCTTCAAGTGACGCTTGCCACGCATCGGGCGGGGAGGAGTCTGCAAATGCTTCCATTGCCCATTCCAACCCCTTTAGTACGACTTCGCGCTGCTCTGGCGGTCGAAGGTCGGGAGCGCAGGCAATGAAATTAGCAGCGGCCCATAACACCGTTTCGAGGGTAAGATTCTCCGCATCCACAGCTAGATTGTCTTTGGAACCCTCAACCGCGTCCTTCCCCGGTACGGCGTCTTTACCTGAATTCTTCTGCTCCTGCTCTCCTCCTTCTTGACTGGGAGGGACTTGAGGGAATTCACATTTGCAACTGCAGTAGACGAGGCTTCCTCCTGGATCTCGACGTACCGTCGTGCACTTGCCGAGAGAGTCACGACTATCCTTATCGCCACACTTTACACAGACAGGGGCTTGCTGCTCTTTAGCGTGATGGTGGCAACCACACCCATCGTGTGAATCTCCGTTCCCTGCCCTGGCCCAGCATTCAGACGTGCAGGGAGTGACTTGCTGCTCTTGCTTGTCCTGAAGGGCGTCACGTAATTCATGGATCTCATCCTCAAGACCCTTTCGCGCCTCAAGGTATCCTCCGGTTAACAGTGTCCGGTATTCCCGACAGCCCACGTGGGGACAATCAGCGAACCTGTAGGTCTCCGGTGAGTGATACTGCCCGTGAAGCAGCACCGCAGCGGAATACAGTGCGTCTCGCATTTGAGACACGTTAGCGGCAATTTTCCGTCTGGGTTCCCACGGATGTTCCTGAGAACGCGGAGTTGGGGCTTGCTGCTCTGGAGGAAAACAGTGCGAGAGAATGATCACCTGAATCTCCGCTGCTGTTGCTTGCCAAGCCTCCCTATCGTCGGACGGAAAGGGCCGGGCAATAATCGCCTCAGCCGCCGCTCGTGCTAGTTCAATCTGTTGTGGTGTAGGCATTACAATTCGCCCTTCGTATCAAGAAAGTCTTCAATGGTGGCCTGGATCTCGTTTGCTAGTCGCTCTGCTACATCGCGCTGGTCTTCCGTTATTAAGCCGAGAAACCACTTCTCATTGGTTAGAAACTCGTCCGCCAGAGCGCGGCATTTTACGTCATGTGTTTTCACAGTCACTTTCTTACCTCCGCTTGTTGTGGTGTTGGCATTACTTTTTCTTCTTTCGCTGAATCTGACGATTGCCGATCTGATTCCAGCAAGTTCCGTGATAGTCGCCTTTCGGGCCCGAAACGTACTCGTCTCGAATCGTCTTACCGCAGACCTCGCATACTAACCGGCTCTCTTGTGGCGTATTCATTACTTTTCCTTTGTTCCGAGATGGACCAGCCAGCGGTATTCGTCAGACGGCTGTTGTAATACCAGCGAAAAGTAATTCGATAGCGCCACTCTTCCGGTACCTCCCAGAGAAAATCAAAAATCTCAGATTCAATGCTCACGACTTCCCATCCTTTGCTGCCTCAATGTCAGGAAAATTTAGCCATGCAAATTCCCCAAAGAATTCCCTAGCTTTTACGTCGTATGCTCGGGCGGCCTCTTCTGCGGTTTTGAAATACCCTATGCAACTATATTTGTAGTTGTGGCGGATTTGCGCTGCCCAGCAGTATTTACGGCCAGCAAATGCAGGATTGTGCTTTCGGTAAACCCCTTTAAAACCCGAAGTGTTATCACTACGCAAAGACCTATTTGCGGCGTTCCCACACCGAGTAGCCAACCGAAGATTGCTCCTACGGCAATCTAGTCCGTTTCTGTTTTTGTGGTCTACATGGAAGCCTGAAGGCGCGGAAAGTATAACTTGATGTAGTCTAATCATAGTCCGCTTGCCACTCATGGTCACAGTGCGAGATGCGTACCAAGTGCGGCCAGTACACGAAAGAGAAGCCTGCCACTTGTATTTAGCGACGCTCTCGTAATCCTCATCATCAACCAGCGCCACTTGACCTTTAGTTAGTTTAATTTCTTTCACCTTGTTATTACCTTGCTGGCTATATTGCTCATGATTAGCTCCTCAAGTTGGCTAGTGCGGCCAGCGCAGCCCGTAACGCCTTCCGTTCTGTCCAGCCTTCGGGGAAGTCGCCCTTATGCCTATCGCAGGCTTCCCAGCGGGTTTCAGGGTCGTCCCATCTATCCCAGAGCGCAACGTTTTCACAGTCGTCACAGCCACCGGATTCATCAACTACCAACGCTGCCAGCGTTACCGTCGACTTCCGCTCCTCTGCCCTCACCGATGCTTCCCTGGCATCCAGTGCGGCGACTATCGCGTCTCCAAGTTGCTTAACGTGTGACGTTGGGCCTATGTACCCTGCGGCTTTCGCAAAGTCGGCCAATAACCTGTTCACCGTTTTCTTGTTCTGGTCACTCATTTCATTTACACCCTTCCACTTCTCTCGTAATCCAATATCCTTGCCTCTAGTCGCTCCACCTCTGCCCTCGCCTCAGTAAGTTTGATAGACAGCGCCTCTGCCTTCGTTTCTAGTCGGACCGTGTGGGCGTGTTGATTCTTTCGTTCCGCAAGTATCTGGGCTTGGCTTTCTTCCAGTGCGGTTAATAAAAAGTCTATGTCCGCGGGAGCGTGAGCAATGAACTCCGAGTTGTCCCTGTCGAACGTATCTGCGTAGCCTGTGGCCGCAACCATCATTGAGCCTCGTCTTTGTACGGCCCACACGGTATGCCCTCTACCGCTCACGTGCTGGTATTCCCATGCACCTTCCGTAATCTTCGCCAGCCGTGCCTCTATCTCTGCTATCTGGTCTGATTTAGTCATTTCAAATCTTTCTTTTTAACTGGGTTTTGCAATCATTCCACCTTCGTGCTATCTCTGCGCTTCTCTTGAGCTACCTCAATTGCCTGCCCTAGCGCTATATGCACTTCCAGCGCGACGGGTAGTGTAAACATCGCATGCCCTTCATAGTCGTCGGTTATTACGTTAAAGAAATAGCCGTCAGTGGAAACCTCACAACGCGAGGCAATAAACTCGGGCGACTGGTCTTTAACGATGATCTGATGAAACAGTATTCCTGCCATTACGCTGCCTTCCTCGCTTCTTTCATTGCCAGTTCTCTGGATTTTGTTCCCAAAAGTTCCAACTCTCGGGCCATCTTTCTCCCTGCTACCGTGTGGTGAGCGTAGTCATGATGGTAAGGACATAAGCATGCACCGTTCGACTCGTCCCACTTCAAATCCGGCCTTTGTGCTCTCGTGTGAATGTGATGAGCATGAATGTGTTTTGAGTAGTAGCCACACTTGGGCCATCGGCATGTAAAGTTGTCGTTCTCTCTTACCTTGGCGATCCAGTTGATCTCTACCTGGCTTCGGTGCCTTCGCTTTAGTGTTCCGCCTGATTGCGACTTACCAACACGCCGAAGGCGGAACGACCGGGCAGATCGGGTGCAGGAGTTCTTTGCAGCATCAAGCCGAATTCTGAATCCAGTCCTCTTCATTGGCTTAGAGGATTGGGGCATGTAAGATCGTTTCATTCAGTTCCTTTTGTGCAGACGCCGGACATCTCAGGCGTGGCGGGTTAGTTGGTGCCGCTCGCAACGAGCGTGTCGGTATCGACCTTCTCGCCTATCGTTACCATCTCTCCCGCGACCCGGTCGCCCTCTTGCGGGATTCTAAAGATGTAAACGGTGTCTCTAGGGCTGAATTCTGATTTCTCGCCCAGGCTAACCGGGAAGACGCACGTCACGGCTCGCCGTGGAGACAGCTTGCGATAGAGCTGAGCGGAATGCTCGGCGATAAGGTAGAAGATTTCCTCTACTTTCAAATCAACGAATTCTTTGACTACAAAGCGCTTCTGGCTTTCCTCGATATCACGCGCAACCGAGCGCTCAATCTCCGCAAAGAATCCCCAGACATCAAATACGTCGGCGGTAGCCTCCAGCGTGGCTCGGCTGACGACGTTCGTCATCGACGACGAACAGTTCTCGCCCTGATGTGCCCAGCCAATGACGTACTGCCGATAGCGAGCGCCAAACGCCTCAAGGTTTCCAGGGACCAGCGCTATCGACTCAGAGTTGTTTATTACCATTCGAATCTCGGTGATCATCGAAAGGGATGATTGATTCACAACTACGGAGTGCCCAAACCATTGCAGGGCATCTGCGGGGTCGGCGGAGAATCGTTCGATAGCTGTGGCGATGTATTCGCGCAGTTCAGATTCACGTCCATCGAGGCTGCGGTACGTATCTTTCAGAACGTCCTCGAATTCACGGGCGACTACGACTGAATTGCTAAGAGAATATGGCGAATTGTGTATCATTGTTTTACCTTTCCAAGTCCCGCGTTGCGCGGGCTACGACCGTTTACGTTCTCCGTTGGGTTCTTTGTATTCATTCCCCTGAAGTCTTTGGATTCTGTTCCCCTACTAGACTAAGAGCGTCTGAGACCATCTGGCCCCGGCGCATCGCTGTAGATATGCCAATGCGTAACGTCCCGTCGCCCTGACATTGGCTCGCGTTCGATTTCGCATTGAACCCGCCACGGTCGCGGAGTAGCCTTATCTTCTGTTTCGCTCATCACTTCCCTTTCGCTCTCAAATAAAATCTTTCAACTTAGACGCCTGCCATTTGAGGCGCGGCGGGCTAGGTCGTGCCGCCTTCGGCGCGTTGGCGAGCGATCTCAAGCGCTGCCCTGCATATCGCCTCTGGCGCAGACGGGCAAAACTCCGACTCAACGTACTTGCCAGTCAGCGGGTAAATCACGGCCCACCACGATTTTCTGTCTGAGCTTGCGTTAGCGCTAACCGTGCATCCCTGCTTCTGAAGGCACTCCACCACCTGCCAAGCGGCGGAGATGTCGGACGAGAAATAAGGAACAACGTTCTGCTGGTTTCTATCCCAAGGCGTGTTCGGCAAATAATAGAGCACTCCGCTGATCGCTCGATTATCCGTGGGGTGCGGCGCGACGGGGGCGCGAGTAAACCCCATGACGCGCTCTGCAATGGCCGCGTCTAACTCTCGACCTACCAAGCCCGACTGTGCGACCGCTTCGGCGCCACTCTCAGACGATCCGCTGGTAGGTTCTACTTTCTCATTATTTGACATCTGTGGCCTCTTTCTCTCGACGCCGGTAGAGACGAGGAGAGAGCACCGCTTTCTCTCCTTCTACCCCTCTAGCTATTCGCTGAAGGATAAGCCTATGACTGACTTGCGACACATCGGCCCACTCAACGGCTAAGCGGGTAACGCCCTTAATGGTAATCGACACATTGCTCCGCATGTTTCGTGTTTGCTGTGTTCTAGTGGCCCAGCGGCAGTTGCCGGGCTCGTAATTCCCCTCGTTGTCAACGCGATCAAGAGAGTGGGAACGAGTTGGTCGCGGCCCCATATCGCCAAGGAATGCCGGGAAAGAAGCAGTCCACCGTGCACAAACGGTAATCCCTCTGGCTCCGTACCTTTGATAGCTACTATGGTTCGGGTTATCACACCGACCGCGCATGGCTAGCCAGATTTTGTATTCAGGCAAACCCGATAAATTATTCATTTGATCTATCCCTCTCTATCGAATTGCTTGCGCCAGAATTGCCTGAGTTCGTTGCGCTTCTCTCAACTCTTCCATTCGTTCAAGGTACTGAGTGCGATATTGTGAGCCTGCTACTTCCGAGTCTCTATCGTCTCGCACCCGCATCTCGCGTTGATAGAATTTTTCCTCTTCCCGGATGCAGGCTGTGCAGATGTCGTCCCCTGGTTCCGGCTCGTCGCCTTGGCTGATAGCGTTGGCGTTTACACAGCCTTGGCTTAGATAGCCGGGGCAAATCCGCTCTGTGTGCGATTCGGTTAGCGATTGAAGCCTCGGGGCAACTAAGGCAAAGGCCTTTTCTTCTTGGTGTGCGGTCCATGCTTCGTCTGCCGTACTTCGATTGTTTATATTTCTCATAGTTTCCCTTCGTTCCATTCGCTGCTCATGATGTCTAGCGTTTCCCTGGCGAGCGTTCCGCCAAGTTCCTGCCACCGAGAGAATTCTTTTTGCCATCTCCAAGGCCTCTCCAAATAGGCAAGTACTTCGTCTATGTCGGATACCTGCCCGCACTCGTGGAGCACGTGGGCGAATGCAATGATTTCATCGTATCGGCCCATGTCTGCGATCTTGCTCATTTCTTTACTCCGTGCTTTTCTGGATTCGTACATTTGGCCCAGTTGGGCAACTCTTCTGCTAGATACTGATTGCAGGCTGGACATCGCTCCCAGCGTTTGGCCCACAGCAGCCTGTTTCTGTGAGCCACAATTAGTTGACTGGGCGACAAGTCATTTACGGTGATAAGGCGGTAGTCCATTTCTATTCCCTCTCTCGTCCTCAAAATCTCAATCAGTCTGTTCAGACGTCTGACCGGGGAGGCGCAGGGTCGAAGCGCTCGCGCTTTAGTGTTATGGCCCCACCTCGCCCGCCTGAACTATTCGACGCGCAAACTCAAGCGCTCGATTCCATACGGCATCGGTAGGGAATTTATTGCCGACGCGCTCCGCGTCTAGCGCTTCCAGAATGCGGGCCTTTTCCGCCAGCATTCCTTCAGTCACCGCATCGTATGCATTGCGCGAAACGTCATCAGCGATGGATTTATCCACCTCAAGACGCAGCGCCATTAACGAGCGGTTTAACTTCAGTAGCGCGGGGCGGGGGGCTTCGGCTATCAAGCCCGACTGTGCGCCCGCTTCGGCGCCCTTCTCAGACGATCCGCTAGAAGGGTTCTGGTTTTCATTACTTAAATTCTGATCGTTCGTTTCCATAACTAATCTCCTTCAAATCTCAATCTGTTTGTTCAGACGCCTTCTAGGGCAGCGCGGATTAAGTCCAGGACTCTATTGTTTGGGCTGTCGATGCGCTTCCCGCCGCGTCCGGGGATGCCGTTAAACTCTTCGGAGATCACAGACTGAGCGGCAATCAATGCTCCCACTAGCCTCTCGTGTTTATTGACCGCCAACTTCAGCGCGTAGGCTCTTTCCTCCGTCACGCAAGTCGCTACAGGTTCAGCGTTCCAGTCGAAGATGGCCCATGAAGCGCCTGGCACGGTTTGCTGGACGTTGAGCGGAGTAGCAAGCGCGTGCATGACAATATTTTCTATTTTCGTTCCCATAACTAAATCTCCTTATGCTGTCGTGAGCTAGTCCAAATACTTATTGGCGATGGGCTGTGCGATCTTGGCAAACTGCCGCGCCGCCCCGATAAGAGCGTTGCGCTCTCGCTGCGAATATTCATTCTCTAGAACGTAGCCAAGCCAGCCTGCTAGCCGCTCCATCTCTTCGAGCGCTCCGGTGACAGAATCAAAGCGATCGTCTTCAGGTCTAGCGCGTCCGGCATGTTCTCGAATTAACGCTTTTTTCTTATCCAATTGTGTATGGCATTACCTTGCTCCTTATGTTTATGCTGCCATCTGGTCTACCAAATTAAATCTCAATCAGCTTGTTCAGACGCTCGCCCGTTAAGGCGTAGGGCCTAAGCGCTCGCGCTTGTTTCGGGCTCGCACTGTTCTGGGAAAAGCAGTACGTGATTCTGTCGCGGGTCGCCATCGTCGGATCCAAACGGAAAGTGCGAAGCCGCGCTCTCCGGTCGTCCGTCCATTTGCACCCACGCGCCGTCGTCGCTGAAGCGTAGTCGCTTAACCTCGCCCGCTACACCGACAATCGGACTGTCGGCGTCAATTACTCGAACTCTTTGACCGTCTCTAAATCCATGCCATCTGGTCTAACAGCGCTTCGTATGCCTTCTCACCTTTGCGCACCATGAATTCTTCAAGTAGGTAATTCCGGGTTATGTTCTCAGCCCTGCTTATCTCGCCCCCGCCGATTGTCACAACCGCGTCAGCTATCTGTTCTGTGCTCAGAGCTGCGACTGCTGCCGTCATTGCGTTGTGCGTGCTGCGTGATGCGGCGATTGTTGTATTGGTGTTCATGGTTGATTCCTTATGCTGCTCTCAGTTTTACGTGTTCTTTGCTGTGGCATTTCTTGCATAGCCATTCGACTTCTAATGGTTTGCTGTAGTCGTGATGGTGCGCGTGTAGGGACTCACGTCTTTCCGGTGACGTTCCGCACAGTTGACATCGCGCTGGCTTGTCCAACTTGCCCGCCTTAACCGCACGGCGTACCGCTTGCCTTGCCCGATACTTATCCCTATTCATAAGTTGATCGACCCGCTGATGCGAGACGCCCATGATGGACGCTATCTCTTTGCGCGTACCGCTCGGCAGTCTCATGTCGCTTCGCATTGGGGTTCCCGTAAGAACCGTTAAGGGGTCTCCATGTGTCCTCATTCGGGCGCGGTGCTTCGCGCAATAGCCCCGACAGTTCCCGTTACGATCACACCCGTCAACGGAGCACTTCTCTGGGACTATGGGGGTCAGTGCCCCGGCCCGCGCCACGCGCCGATAGTGTGTAGCGCAAAGACCTCTAGCGGTGTACGGCTTCTCGCATGCGGGCTTACTACATTTGCGATTTGGTATTTGTCTTCCCACGTCCAGCAGTATACCGAGGGGAAACCATTAAGTCAACCCTTGGGATACTTTTATTTCATAAAAGATTTCAGGGCCGGAGCGGGTGAGACGGAATTAGGCTACTTTGGTTTTCTTGGGCTTGGGCTTTTCTGCGTCCGGTTCGGGTTTAATACGTCGCTGTGTCCATAGCGCCTTAACCATCTCTTCGGCCAATAAGCGATCTTCTGGGGAAAGCTCATTGTAATACCGAAGAATTCGAACCGGGTGGGAGTTTTCAGTCATTGCGGCCCCTGGTTTGAGGTATCCGAGCGCGGCCAAGGGCTCCGCGATGCTCACCCCAAACGAACGTGCCAGTTTATGAAGGAAGTCCAGCGTGGGCGATGGCGGGCTTCCTCCGGGGGAATGGGGAGTCGCTTTTTCTACCTTGCTAATGAACGCCTTACCCCGCTTGACCTGATCGCCAAGTGTCTCTTGGCTCATTCCGGCTTGCTCTCTCTTCATTTTAACCCAAGCGCCTAGCGCTTTTGAGTCAGGAATCACCGCCGCGTTCCTCCATGTCTTTAGGTTGCCCATTAGGATACTCCAATAAAGTTTCCCCTTAGGAAATTAAATGTTTCCCAAGGGTTGACAAACGCGAGAAGGGAGCGTATAAAGCATTCTCAGTTATGACCGACCTAACAAACATTGGAATCGACGGCGCAAAACTTCGAAAGGCCAGAGACAAGTCTGGTCTTAGTCAATCACAGGCTGGGCAGGCTGTAGGCGTAGGCAAGGCAGCAATCTCAAAAATTGAGCGCGGGGGGACTTCGCCTTCGTCGGACGTACTTGCTCGCCTATGCAAACTCTACGGTGTCGGCATCGCAGAGATAACGCGGCGAAACGCAAGAGTCGAAGCGGTGTAGGAGGTAAGGGGAACCGCTTCAGGCGACACCTTACACGGATTTCCCACACCGCGGGAAGTGCTACTTCGATTCAAATTGAACCAATGAAACAGCAACCCCCGAATCAGCACGACACAGACCGCCTCCTAGGTGATTCATTGAGCCACGGAGACAAAACCAAACTGGCGAACCTGCTTGGCGTCTCTGGTTCTGAAATCTGCCGTCAGTGCAACCCGGAAGACCCGAAACAGAGTTTTTACTACCGATTCAAGCGCAGCATGTTCTGGTTGAAAACCCAAGTCAACGAACGAGCGGCCCGGATTATTGTTGCCGACTTTCGGGCCGACTTTGAATCGTGGGATACGCCTGTAGTTAAGCCGGAATCGCTGGCCGCTTTGGTTGTGGCGGCTGATCGTGAAGGCGATGACGTGATCCAGTCATGGGCAGAAGGAAAGCCGCTACACGAGCAAATCATGCACGCAACCGAGGCTATAGCGGCCCTTGAGAAGTTCCGAGAGGCGGCAAGGAAAGCGGCAAGGATACGTGAAGCAGTTTGAGGGAGGTCGGAAGGTGACTCTTTTTAGAACCGTGATCGTTCTGATCGTCTCTGTCGCTGGCGTAGTCAAGTTGATTCAGTCGTATCTCAGTGAGGACTTAGCCTGATAGCCATCATTTTCAATTTGGCCGGATTCTGGTTTTACCAAGACACGCTTCGAATAAAAGCGGAAATACAGCGACTGGAAAAAAAGACGCAAGCGCGGATGACTAAAGCAGTTTGAGCGCTCCGCAAGAAAGGGGAGAGAGATGAGCATAGCTTCAGTGACAGCAAAGATACGCGGAGTGGCGCTCCATCTCGGGCGAGCGGACACGGGCGGGTATTACTGCCGAACGCGGCGCACCCAGAACACATTGCATACGTGGCAACAGGAGCAGGCTACTTGCAAGAAGTGCCTGAAGGCTTATAGCCGCAAAGTTAAGGTCGCATGAACAGAGAGACAGCCATGCAATTCAAAATCAGACTCGAAAACAGCAGATGGGAATTGATTGATCCTTCGACTGAAAAGATGGTGGCCCACTCCGCAACCTACGAAGGGCTCCTGAAAGCGCAAAAGGAAATTCAAAGTCCCTTCGATGATCCGATCAATAAGATGCGAGAAGGGCTAAGGACTGAACATTTAGGCCGAGTCCTTGCGGAACGATATAGAGAAATTTGGGGCGGTCAGTGAGTGTAAGTGAGAAAATTATGAGTTACGCAAAGCAAGCAATGGAATCGGGTTTTGAATACGGCGCTCCGTGTGTTGAGGGTGATTATCCCGATGCGTGGGCTCCTCAGTCATCCGAGATCGTGGCCGAGGTTCCGCAAGACAAGGATCTAAAAGCCTCGCCACCGATGCGAATCACCAACCTGCTAAACCTGCCCATGCCTCTGGTTGCCGCCGTAAAGAACGATAAATACTCCCCTGGCAAGTCCGATTACACAACAAGCCAACTGGCCGGCACTCCTGCGCGTCAATTCGCCCTCAAACGCATTCATTGGAAAGAACTGACTGAAGACGTAGCCGACCGGATCTATTCGCTCTCAGGGCAATCCAAGCACGTCATCCTCGAACGAGCGGCAGAGTTCTGCGAAGACTATGAGTACCTGGCTGAGAAGCGGTTTTACATAGAACGCTGCGGGAAAACTATCGGCGGACAGATTGACCTTTATGACATTAAGACCCGGACTTTGTACGACTGGAAAGAGGTCTCTGTGTGGGTGGCTACCGACGCCCTAAAGAATCCCGACGATCTAAAGCCTGAATGGATCACTCAAGGGAACATCAACAAGCTTCTGTGCGAAGAGAACGGTTATCCAGTTGAGCGGCTAGTCAATATCGCTTTGTACCGAGACTGGAAAAAGTCAATCGCTCTTACCAAGCCTGAGACTGAATATCCAAAGCATCAAGTCGGTCAATTCCCTCTCCCTATCTGGCCCGTGGAGCAAACAGAACGATTCCTTGAATCCCGAATCACTGAGTTTGAAAGGTCAAAGGCAATTCTCCCTGAATGCTCAGACGAGGAGAGATGGTACAGAGGCGAGACCTTTGCCCTGATTAAAAAGGGCAACAAGAAAGCTACGAAACTATTCGATACAGAAGCCGAGGCTAAAAACCATATCGAGGTTTTTAAGCTAAGCGGATACGAGATCAAGTTCAGACCGGGAACGAGCACGAGATGCGAGTCTTACTGCGTCGTGTCAGAGCACTGCGCTCAGTATGCAGAGATCAAACGACTTGCCGAGGAAGATAAACCCCAGGCCGCGTAAAGCGGTTCATCACCAAAGGAGAACGTTATGGAGTTGAATGAAATTCTAAAAATGCCGGATGGGTTCACACCGCCGGAGGTCACTGTAAAGATCGACAAAGTTTACGACTACAAGTCAGGAAAGAACGATAACGGTGAATGGAGCTTTCAGGATGTCGCGGTTGTCGGTGGTGGACGATTAAAGCTGAAAGGAATCAATCACGCATTTCCGAAAGAGCGCGAAGGGATGACGGTCACGATCAGGGCCAACCAGTCAAAGCAGCACGGCCTGACCGGAATGAAGGTCTTACACGAGGAGTACCAGGGCAACATCTACGACAAGCTGGTAATTACATCATCGGCAAAGTGGGAGTTTGCAAATCCAGCCACGGTTAATCAGGCCGCCCCGTCTCAGCCTACGCCCGCAAACGGGAACAAGAAGCCGGATCTTACCTACGCGCCAGCGATGGACAATGTGGCACCCTACGCTGCGCACCTGTTGGGCTGTGCGGCGTTAGCTGGAGAGGTTGCGGGCTTTCTGAAGGTGTCAGACGGCGCGGCACTACAGGCTTGTTTTGCCACCATCTGCATAGACACAAAGAACCGGGGAATTCTGCTACCCAAGCCAGCGGCAAACGGACACGCTCAGCCACCTGTAGCGCCGGAGCAGCCATGGGCACAAGAGGCTTCGCCCTTCGGAGATTTACCAGACGAGTTAGACGATAACCCCGAGGCTCGGTTTTAAGTTTGTGATCGCTGGGGGCACCAGACACGGTGATGGCGATCACAGTGGAAGGCGGGCTTGTCGCATTGCAGGCCCGCACTTCAAAAATAAAAAGAGAAAGCATGGTATGGATTTATGGGAGTTAGAACATCCCGCGACGCGGGCCGGTTGGCAGCCGAGTATGTTACGGGGGAGCGAGAGCCTTGAACTTTCAAGGCGCTTTGGTCGCTACTCCGCACCCCGTACGGAGTCCCAGCCAAACGCGCCAAGCGTCTTGAAAGTTGAGGGCTTTTTCTTACATATGAGCGTGAAAATTATGTCTCTAGTTTGGGAACATGCGCCGTATTCGGAGGGCTCGCTTTTAGTTCTCCTGGCACTGGCTGACTGGGCTGACGATAACGGCATCGCTTGGCCGAGCGTGCCTGCGTTAGCCAAGAAAGCCCGTCTCAAACCTAGGCGCACTCAGTATGTAATTCGGAAGCTCCAATCCGACGGGTTTGTAGACATTGAAGACGGTGGCGGGCGCAACAAACAGCACCGATATTCCCTCAATCTGGATAAATTAAAGGGCGCAATAAATGCACCCTATATCGAAAAACCTTCGGAAATAAACAGCGCAATAAATGCACCGTTTACGGGAAAGGGTGCACTCAGCGACATAAAAAGGGTGCATTTTGGAGCACAAAGGGTGCACTCAGCGACACAAACCCTGCACTCCAGTGCACCCGATCCATTAGAAGATCCATTAGAAGATCCACCAATAGAACCGTCAGAGCCAGTCCTTCCTTTTTCCAGCAAGGAATTCACCCAGGCGATTGGGGACTTTTTGCAGAACCGCAAGGAGAACAAAGTCAAACCCTACACACGGACAGGGCTACGGACTTTGTACCGCAACCTAGGCGAATGGGGGGAATCTGCAGCTATCGAGGCGCTAGAGGATTCCGTTCGCGGAAACTGGAAGGGAGTCTTCCGCCCCAAGGCCGCAGAGTCCCGCCAACGCGCTGCTGACAATCACAAGCCCGAGGTTGAGCTTGATCCGTTTGGCGAGCCATTCATCCGAAAACCTTTCACAGCCGAGGACGCGATTTTCTATTGCCCCGACAAGGATCCTGACGACATCCGGGCGCACTTCGCCGGTCAGTTGGAATGGACGGAGGTGAGATCATCCCGTTAGCACCCGAACAAGAAGCCCTGCGACAGAGTAAGTCTGATCTGGTTTCAGCCTTGGGCGTGAGCCTTCGCGGAACTGCTTGCAAGTGTCCGTTCCATGACGACTCGCACGCATCGGCAAGCGTCCACTACGACAAAGACGGATGCTGGCGTTTCCATTGCTTTGTCTGTCAATGGAAGGGCGACGTGTTCGACGTGCGGGCACGAATGGAGGGGCGAACCGTGGGAGATGTTTTGAAGGACTCAAGACCAGAACCGGAAAGCAAGCCGAGGGTATTTTCCACCCTGAAAGAACTGGCCGCGACCTATCCAAACGTGGAAGAGGTTTACAAGTACAGGAACCCCGAAACGACAGTGATTGAGATGGCAGTGGTTCGCTATTACCCCGTCGTCGGAGGAAAGAAACAATTTGCTCAGTGCTCGCCTGTGCAGGGTGGGTGGGCCAAGATTCGTCCGCCAGCAAAACTTCCGCTCTATAACCGCAAACGGGTCATTGCCTCAGACACGGTGATCGTTGTTGAGGGGGAAAAGAAGGTGCACGCACTACACGACATCGGACTGACCGCCACCACTTCGCCAATGGGGGCAGGAAAAGCCAAAGAAGCTGACTGGGCAATCATGGACGGGAAGTCGATTTACCTCTGGCCGGACAACGATGCGCCGGACGCAAAGACTGGGAAAGTTTCAGGCATCGCGCACATGCAGGACGTTCAACAGATTCTCGAAAAGATGAACACGCAACTGTTCTGGATTGATCCAGCGGGTTTAGACCTCCCGGTCAAAGGCGACGTGGTTGACTTCCTGGAGCGCAACCAGGGCGATCTTGCGGATAAGAAAATCGCCGTCGAGCTTGTTATGCAAGAAGCTCAGCCTCTCGGGGCCGCGAAGGAGTTAGAGGATCGCCTGCAGTCAATCATGTCGGGCGACTGGGTAAACATCGAATGGCCTTGGCCCATGCTCACGGCGGAAGCGCAAGCATTACTCCCAGACACCGTGACAGCTTTTTGCGGCGACCCTGGCGCGGGTAAGAGCTTCGCGCTATTGCAGGCATGGTGGCAGTGGAACTTGATGGGCGAGAAGGCCGCGATCTTTGAACTGGAAGATGATCGCGTGTACCACTTGCAACGAGTCTTGGCCCAACTCGAACAGAACGCATTTTTGACCGACACGCAATGGGTGCAGCAAAACCCCGAACGGGCTAGGGAGTCTTTAGCGAACCAGCGAGACATTATCGACTCGCTTGGGAAAGTGATGTGGGACGCCCCGGATAAGCAGGTGAGCACGTCGGATCTTGCCAACTGGTTTGAAGCTCGATGTCAAGAGGGTTTCAAGATTTGCATTATCGATCCGGTTACTGCCGCGACCACATCCGAGAAGCCCTGGATAGACGATCAAAATTTCATTTTTAAAGTTAAGACCACCGCGAAGCGCTATCACGCAAGGTTGATCTACGCGATACACCCGCGAATCTCAAACGGCAAAGTTGGCGCGAGCTTGAGCAGATTGGCCGGCGGCGCTGCATATCCCCGGTTTTCTCATTCCGTGTTTTGGTTGAGCAAGTACGACAAAGAAAAGATGGGGCAAGTGTGGCGAGCGGAGACCGGAACACGTCCGGTTAGTTTCGAGCGTGGGTTGAAGATCAGCAAAGCAAGGAACGGTCGAGGAGCAGGAACCGAACTGGCATTCCACCTGAACACGGGAACGCTTTGCTTTGACGAATACGGATCGATTTCCGTGGCCGCGGACAGGGTGGCGAAATGAACCAACGCAGGAAAATGTTTTATCAGTCTTTGGGCCGTTGGTGGCAGATGGCCGCGATGGAGGGCTATGACTGGAAGTTACCCGACTCGGAGGAAACAATCCAGGCAGAAGAAACCTTATGGGAGAGTAAGGAACTTTATGAGCACGGCGACATAAAGCTATCAGAGGTTCGCCCAGTGTTTGAGGCATGGGTTAAGACCCATCGCAAGCTGAAAGCGTCTCAGGGCGAGATTGTGGACGCTATGCGAACCAATCGCAGACAGAAGGCGGCAGCATGAGAGCAAAACTAACCGATAAGCAAGTCTGCCCCGCTTGCAATGGAACTGGAACCCGAATCATCAAGGGTCGGAACTATTCGTACTCACTCCCCTGCTTACGTCCAGTACAGAAGATCAGGAGTTGGTGGTTGATAAAGAACAAAACCTAGTCCACCAGCGGGGCTAGATCGTACCCGCCAAGGGCGGTGTTGGTAAGTAAATTCTATGGTAGCCACGGCAGCTAAAGCAAAAACAGAACACCCGATACTTTTCAGCGGGCCAATGGTGCGCGCAATTCTGGAAGGCCGGAAGACTCAGACGCGGCGCGTCGTGAAGATTCCGCTACACGGCGAAGAGGATGCGTCATGGGTGAAATCGATCCATCAAGACGGTGGCGGTAACTGGATCGCGTGGTCTACCGACGCGCCCGCAACAGCGGAATTCACAAAGAAGGCATATCCCAATGGCGAAGGGTTTAAGTGTCCTTACGGGCAAGTCGGTGACCGTCTTTGGGTACGTGAGACTTTTGTACTCAACCGTGACGCCGACAAGAAGGGACAGCCACCATGCTTTTACCGCGCCGACTGGAACGCTGTGGGATACGAGAATAGTAGCCCATCAAAACCGTCGATCTTCATGCCGCGCAATTTCTCTCGCATCACGTTGGAAATCACGAACGTTCGAGTTGGGCGATTGCAGGAGATAAGCCAAGCCGACGCGATTGCGGAAGGACTTGATCAGGGTTTATGCGCCCATGTGTTCAAGCAATCCGCTGGCAAGGTGGAACGGTCTAATGCCTACTGGCTTGAGCACTCAGAAACAAGCGAGGAAGAGAGCGGAGACAACGGGAATTATTGCCGAGCGTGCGCCCTAAAGCAGCAGAAGCGCAAAGGTAAAAAGTGGTTGCTTATGGGAGACGGAGGTTCTGCGATGGAATCTGACGGCCCCGCCTTCTGTGGTTGCGGAACCCCGTTGCTGCTATCGCTTACTGAGTATGGAATCGAGCGAGAACTAAGAATTGAGGACGATCCCAACGGGAAGGAGCCTGAGCATTTCCCGGTGAGCGGTATGGATGCCCGAATTGTCGAGATGATCGCGGACGGGATCGGAGATTTGCGTGATGAGCACCTCGGGCGTTTGGCGCAAATCGGATTCGCGACTGGTTGGAATTCACTGAACGCCAAGCGCGGCTACTCATGGGAATCAAATCCGTGGGTGTGGGCCATCACGTTCAAGCGGCTGGGATAGAAACCATGAACCACTGGTCCACACCAGGGCTACCGCCCGCGCCAGTGTCGGCAAAGACGCACGGCGATCCGAGTACGTGGACAATGTTTGAGTGGATACGTTTCAACGAGTGGGCCAAGTCGCTTGAGCGGTACGGGCCAACGAAGAAACGCATCCGCAACCGTACCAACACCGCGAAGCGGGTACGACCTAGATGATGGGCCAGACGGGCGAGCGTCTAAATTAAATCATGGAAACCTACACTGAGAGACGAGTAATAAGAGAATCAGAAGTGGAGAGCAGAAAACCACTTGTATATCTCGCGTGCCCTTATTCGCATCCAGATCGCTCGGTGCGAGTAGCTCGCTTCCAAGCGGTGAACAAGGTAGCCGCAAGGCTTATGGGTGAAGGTCAGTTTATTTTTAGCCCAATCTCGCATACGCACCCAATAGCAGAAGCAGGGGATCTTCCTTTGAGTTGGGAGTATTGGGCCACGTATGACCGGGCAATTCTTTCTGAGTGTCACAAACTGATCGTGTTGAAACTGGAAGGGTGGAAAGAATCGGCGGGCATTAAAGGCGAAGTTCAGATCGCAACGGAACTGGGACTTCAGATTGAGTATTTAGATGGACAAATCTTGAGCACGAGAACACCCCGCGATGATGATTTTCCTGAGCAAAAGACGGAGACGGAAAGCAAGTGATCACAAAGAAAGCCGTAAAGATTGGGCAGACAGAATTGAAGACTTGGAAAATCGTAAGGTGGGACACGATCTATGATCTTGAGCGGGCACTGGCTTCGGCCAAGCGAGGATACTGGGGCCAATGTGTGGAAAGAGTGGAAGTGGCCCGCACGTCCGCTTACGAATGGGCCAAGCTGGCCAAGAAGTAAATGAGACAGCCACACCTACACGGAACGGTACAGTCTTACAAGCGTGGATGCCGGTGTTTCCCTTGTCGAGTTGCTATCTCAGAGTATCAACGATTTCGTTACATGGAGCGGGCAAAGGGACGAAGGAAAGATTGCCGGGGAGTATGGAAATCCAGAGCAGCGATCAAGGGGATTGGAACGCAACGGGAGATCGCGGAATTGCTGGGAGTCCATCAGTCAACGGTGTCTCGAATCCTTGCAGGTAAGAGGAAGATCAGGCCGGAGACAGAGCGCAAGATTTTGCGGGAGGCGGCATAGATGGGCCACAAGAAACTAAAAGAGCATTACCGAATCGGCCACACGGTCTGCGTGACTGACAAGGGAATCTGCATTGGCTCCCCGTACATTCATGATCTGATAGTCATCAGCCCTGATGGGAAAATAATCAAAGCGGACGACGGGCACAACAAAGACCTGAAGCGCTACACGGACGAAATGAAGGCAGACCCAGAGAAGTTGCGCGAGATAGTGGAAGCGCAGGACGTGTTCGAGGCTGACATCCCGGTCTATACCTACGACGGCGGCGAAATCATAGAAAAACTTTGTGAGAAGCCCGGTTGGCCGAACGTCACGCACGACGGCGACATGATGTACGAAAACACTTACTCAACCGACAAGTGCTTGGTGGTGAAGTGGGCAAAGACAAACGCAGCGCTCGGTGTCCAGCGGAAACAGGAGCGAGTAGAAGAGAGCAAAGCGGAACTCGTTAAGTTTGAGGTGCTTGTAAAAGAGTCTCAATCTGATCTCGCAAAACTGGAGGCGGACTATCCCGAACAGGTAGCGTAATGGGCCACACATGGCGAGAGCGAGCCCGACCAATTATTGCCGAGGTGCTTTCGGAGACTCAGGGGCAATCAGAAAGCAGTATTCGCAAAGCGTTGTGTGATGCTTTTCCGTTTGGGCCAAAGCAATACCATCCGTACAAGATTTGGTTGGACGAGATCAAAGCACAACGAGGACTGAAGAAGACGAAGGCGGCAAAGGTTAAAGAATCGCAGCCACCAGATCCAAGACAGCCAGAGATGTTTTAGCCGTTCGCGGATTGAAGAGGGAATTATGAGCGCTCGATTTCAAATCGTTGACTCTGATATGGACGACCTGATCCCGCTTCACGTCGGGGCCGCAAAACTTGGTTTGGATGCGTCCACGATTCGCAAGCGGAAGGCAGGCACGGAGAAGCTAACCCTTATTCGGCAGGGTCGAAATCTCTACATGGTGCTTGGGGAAGTGATTGCGCACCGGCAGAAAATGACAGAAGATGCGCGGCGTAAGAACAGCCCTATCCGGTTGGTGACTGAATGATTAAGAAATTCTTCTCAAATCGAAATCGCCCTGGCTGGAAGTACGACTCTCGTCTGAAGAAATACTATTCGTGGGGCTTTGAAATGTATCTGGCCTCTGGCCGGCGGAAACGTGAGACTGGGTTTCTAAATCGGGCCGATGTTGAGTCGGTTGTTGTTCGGATTCGTCAACTGGAAAAGGAGATGCGATATGGAGTCACAATGTCCGTGGAAGCGCCCACTTTGGAAGAGGTGTCCGCGAAGAAGCTCACGCTCACGGCAAGCCGCAGGGAGCAGGTGCGAGCGAAGAGAGTTCTAGCCGTGTTCCGCAGGGTTGCCCAGGTCAAACGAGTGACAGAACTGAAAACCGAGCACCTTCAAAGATTCGTAGACTTCCGTCGCAAGGAAGTACAACCGCAAAGCGTTGACCGGGAGTTGAATATTATTTCTGGGATGCTCCGTGCTGCCGTAGTTCACTTCCCTGCTTTGTCTGACTGGATCGTTCCTCGCATTCCTCGCCCTAAGCACTCAAAGCGCCGCAGAGAGCGAGTAATAAGCATTCAGGAAGTCGCCAAGGTCTTGACCTGGCTCTACGCGCCGCAGGAAGGCGAGACGGTAAGGCAATCCGCGAAGCGCCGGAATGTGGGCCATGTATTCCGAGTCGCATTACTGACGGGGGCACGCAAGGGCGAACTGTGCAAGTTACGGTGGAGTCAAGTCGATTGGGATGCGGGGGTCGTCCAGATCATTGGAACCAAGACTGAAAACAGATCCGAACAGACCTCCCGCTACATTGCTATCGATCGAATGTTGGAAGTGATTCTTAGGGAGCGGCAAGCGGTCGCGGGCGATTTTGTGTTTACGCGGGCAGGCGGAGAGGTAACGCACTATTACAAGATTCTCAAGGAAGCCTGCGAAGCCTGCGGCGTAGCCTACGGCAAAGACGTGGCCGGGGGATTTGTGACTCACGACGCAAGGCACACGGCGGTTACAAGAATGCTTCGGGCGGGCATCGACCTGGCGACCATCGGATCCATCACCGGGCACAATGACAAGACGATGATTTTACGTTACGGCCACGCATCAACCGAGAGCCAAAAGCGAGCAATCGGAGTGCTTGAAAAGTTTGCTGGGTTTGACGCACTCGGAGACGGTTTGGAGACGGCTATAGATAGCGCGCCGATTTACTTAGGAAATCAGCAGGGTATGGTGCCGGAGGTCGGAACGAAACGCCGAAAAGCCTAAGTATTTAGGTTTGCGGCGTTTAGCTGCGTTTATAGCTCAAGTACCGGCAGAACAGTAAACGGATACTGCGGACGGCGGGGATGATAAGGATGCAAATGGAGACGGTTCGGACTCGATTCTATGGTGTGACTTGCGGTTCAGGGCGGGCTTAGGCTCGTTGGATAGGTGTGTCAGGAGGGGAAATGGCGCGACCAGCATTTCAACGTGACGGGATTCTTAACCTGGATGAGCGCGCAACGAGCGCACGGAAGTGTATCAACCTTCTGGGCGCTGTTGATCCCTACAGAATGGCGGGAAGGGACTGGACGTTTTTCTGTGACCAGTTAGCACATTCGAAGCGAATTGGCTACGCACCTTCTGAGCCTCAGCTTCAATGGTTACGCGACCTCGTTGAGAAGTATGTGACCTAAAAGGAAGTATATGAGCAACGCGATTCGCAAAGCTAAACGATACGCAGAGCGCCATAGGTCATTGAAGGCCCGCTTGCGGGGTATCGATAACCGCGGAATCATCGTCTACGGGGCTGGCTGCGTTTGGTGGGACGTTATCGAGAATGCCGCCCGGACGCGACCGCCTTCCTGCCCGTTCTGTGGGAGCGTGCTTTTCCAGTTCGACAGTGAGCGGGCGTTTTGGTTCGGGTCAGAGGCCTACGAACAAACACATCCCGGCTACATCGCGCTCACGAAATGGCTCAAAGGAAAATGCTTCAAGACCATGAAGGATGCCGCTGTCGCTTACGAACTGGAAACGGGAATCCATTATGAAACAGAGGCGACAGCCTGAAGGATCTCTATGCCAGACAAGAAACCAAAGAAGCCTAAGCCGCCAAAAGGATCGGAGTTCTGGGATACGAACGCACACTCGATCTCGATTCTTAAATCTCTACTTAGAGATGCGCGGACACCAGGAGAGAAGTTTGCACTTAAACGAGTCCTGAGAATTATGAGAGCGATAGACGATGCACAGTAAGGAAGGGAATTTATGAATTCTGTAAATGAGGAACAGAACTTTTCTAATGTAGCTACCAGTAAATCCGCCTCGGATGGCGTGTCGGTATCAGGCTTGTCGGGCCGCGAACTAGATGCGGCAGTTGCGGAGCGTGTGATGGGGTGGGTTTGGTGGGCCACGACCTTGCGGTTCTCTGCTGAGCGACGCAGGGCGCTATTCCAACCCGAACTAAAGAATCCAGATTATCAACTAGCAGATGGATCGGAAGAGCCGTTTACAGGAGACAACTATTTTATATCTCATTACTCGTCCAGTATCGCCGCCGCTTTTGAGATGCAATCGCGGATTTCAGACTTAGGGCTTGCGCAAGAATTCGCGGTCGCGCTTGGGCAGATACTTCTTCGTGGCAACACTCAGCCAATCACTGCGTTTGATTACGCGAACGCAACCGCAGAGCAGAGATGTCGCGCAGCTCTCCAAGCAGTTGAAAAGGATCATGAATCAAGTTAGACGCTCGCCACTTCAGTAGTAGGGGGCTAGGTCGTACCGGGCAAGGCCCGTGTTGGGGAGGCTGTGGATATGGCGGGACGATTACCAAAATTAGAGCATGCGTTCCCGGTCACGACAGACGCCGAGGGACGAAGACTTTGCCGTTGGGATCAGGGCGTTATTCCTGCCGGGCGACGAACGTTTTGCAAGCAGAGTTGTGTTCATCAAGTTTCGATGCGGACTAGTCCTGACTATCTTCGCAGGCTTGTTTTCAAACGAGACCGGGGATTCTGTGCTGCCTGTGGATGTGATACGGGGAAGATTCGCCGCGTTTCGGAGTTCGCGGCTACTGCTTATCGAGACCTAGGCACCGCGATTGGGCAACGAGGAAAGTATTACATGTGGGACTGGGCGGCGACGTGGGCTGTATTTGTCAAGATGGGGTTTCATCACCGAGTAGAGGCCGCAGAGTGGGAAGCTGATCACGTCGTGGAAGTAGTGCGCGGGGGCGATTCGTGCCTAGAAAATATGCAAACACTCTGCATACCGTGCCACAAGGGAAAAACGAAACAACTTGCAGGGGATCGAGCACGGGAACGGCGCGACGAAAAGAGAAGGTTATTAGTTGCGTAAAAAGGAAGCGGGCCGGATCGCCGTAGACGACGCCGACCCATTGGAAGGGAACCACGAGCAACCAAAGGATAACAGATGAAGGAAATTAAGAATTTAACAAACCAAAGCCAAGAACAACCTAGCGCGAGTGCTAGTAACCGCGCGTATCGCGCGCCCGCTTCGGAGCGAAAGGTGCACGTCCATACTGATCACTGTCCGCATGGCTGTGCCGAAGAGTATCAACGTACCGATCTGGAGAAGGTGGTAACGGAAGGGAGAACGTGGGGTAGCGAGATCATCGCGGTTCACTGCATCGGCGAATATGCCTTTGTTGAATACGCGGATCGCGATTTCTCAAGCGGCCCTAACTACGGCAAGGAAACTGGCGCCCACTGCTTCAGTCAGTTTATCAACGGGCACTCGCTCTCCCATTACGCACACTCACTCGACGGAGCATTAGTGGAGGCCATCGCCTACAAGCGCGACGGGTGCAACTCCCAAGCGGGATATCTATTCATGAAGGCCACGCGGCCACGGGACGGAAGCGACTGCGATCCCGAAACCCGTAGGCATTACTACGTTAATCAAGAGTCCAACAGCCGCCTTGCGGCGCACGAAGGGAGATAGATGGGAGTTAAACAAGAAATGGAAGCTGCGGCGATAGCGGGCATCAAGTGCCCTAGTTGCGACGCCGAGCCGGGGGCCAAGTGTCACTACACAGGACGACACTTGGACGGCAGTCCGGCGTTTCCTAACTCGGTGGTAAAGACGCATCAACGGCGGATGAGTGCGTTCGTGGCGACGCGGGTGAGCTTCACCGACCGGACTGACGCAACCAACGCACCAACACGTCGCTTCGACGGTACGATCTAGCAGATGAGGAGGAGGGTTTTATGCCTCGATTAGCAAATGGATTGAAATTCTTTGGGGTACTACTTCTAATTTTATTTATGGCTACTAGTAGAAGGAAGGAGTGGCCGGATTAGGATTCAAGTTAATACGCAGAAGCAGGGCTACGGGTTGAAATTAAAGACAGAAAGGTTGTGGTTGATGAGTCAAATTCGATTTGGGAAGTGCGACGTTGTTGCGCAAGAAATACCCGAAAGTGATTGCGATGAGTGTGGGATGCCGATCGGGGGTCGCGGCTGGTTTGTGGAATTAGACTTTCGCGGAGCGGGGGAGACTGTACAGCTTGGCGCAAACCTTTACTGCTCAGAAACCTGCGCTGAAATAGTTGCTGAGAGCATTCGCAAGACGCTCCCAGAATGCGAGGACGAGGACGCCTTACCAACAGCCGGAGGCGAACGACCGTGATGATGGTCTATGTGGTTCTTTGCTTCATTACTTAGAAAAGGGACTTTGATTGAAAGATTCTAAATTTCCAACGCCACAAAGGGGCCACTGCCGCAACTGTGAACTAAGCGGACTGTTCTGTTATTGCGGCTGCCGTGCATGTGCTGAGGTACGAAAGCGGGAACGAGAGGCGAAGAAGGCATGATCGCATTCACTGTATACGGAATAGCTCAGCCAGGAGGGAGCAAACGGGCGTTTGTCTATCGGGGCAAGAGCGACGGCAACATGCACGCCGCGGTGAGTGACGCCAACCCAAAAGCAAAGGACTGGAAGCATACAGTTGCTTGCGCTGCGCTGGAATCCCTGAACGGCAGCCGTGGAAGGCTTCTAACGTGCGCTTTGGCGGTAGTGGTTAGATTCTATCGCCCGCGACCGAAAGGGCACTACAAGGGCAACGGTGAGCTAAGCAAGGCCGGCCGGGAGTCGATGGCGCCCACCACTAAGCCCGACGCCACTAAACTTTGGAGGTGCGCAGAAGACGCACTCAATAAAGTCCTATGGTCTGACGATGCGATCATAGTGGATCAACATGTGACGAAGCACTGGGGCGAGCCTGCCCGGATGGAAATTGAGATTCGAGAAATTGAGACCCTCGGAATAAAAACAACGTAATGCCCAAACCAACTCAGCAGACAATCCTCAAGGCGCTCCATGATCTAATTGAGGCGGTACGTGCCAGGGAAGTCAGAGGCACGCTATCAAGATCGGGATTATTAGAAGTCACAGAGCGAGCGTACATAGTTTTAGAGCGGGAGAAGGCAGAGGAAGAGGAAGCTAAACCTGAAAGGACTACCACATGAGCGCTGTTTTAAAAGCGGTTCCCGAAATTGCGGACAAGTCGGAAGCAGTCAGGCAACGGCGCGTTGGCAAGGCGCTAACCAACGTCATCACGCAGATCAATAAGCTGGAAGGAATTGAGCATGAAGTTATTGCGCTGTTGCCTTCCCTTTCTGACGATCAGGTCATGGAGACGCGTAACTCTGCTCGATTGCTGTACGCCTCTGCCTGGAAGATAGAGATCGCGTGCGATGCTGAGATATGGGACCGAACCACCAAGGCGGTCAACGGTCGTGGAAATAAGGACGAGGGTGAAAAAGGGATACTGGCAGCGGTGAACAAGCGGGCGCACGACCTGGGGTGCAGCGGGCGCACGGTTTACGAGAACGCTCGCATCCACAGACGGTTCAAGAAAAAGATTGAAACCACTTGCAATATTTTAGATGACAAGGGCTTTTTCCAAGCGGCACTTGCTTCTGAAGACCCGGACGTGGCAATCGAGGAGTTTGCGAAGATGCGAAGCGAGAACCCGTTTTTCAGGGTTGCCGATGCTTGGCGTTGGGTAAGGGCAGCGCCGGAAGGCCCGAAGGAAGACGAGACGAAAGTCCTGGCGACACCCGAGGCGCAAGCGTGGCTGTCGGGGCTACATACTTCCCTCCTATCACACATCCCTACCGTACCGGAGAGTGCAGCGTTTCTAAAGCACATGATCCAGGCGATTGACGGCGTAGTGCTCCATCAATCGGAAAGAACCGTAGAGGGCGATTGTCGCGTAATCATGGAGGCCATAGAAGAGACGGGCGGGCTATCAGGTGATGACCTGTATGACTGGCAGATAGCTCACTTCTATTTCATGAGCGAGGATCAGTTAAAGGCCCGCTTGCTGACAATGGTGGCAAATAAAGAACTGATTGAGGAAGACGCAGGGAAGGCCGGGAAGCAGGCGAAGCGGCGCGGTAAGCTGCCACAGTGGTATGAGCCTTATTACGCCAAGCGGCAGAAGTACGATCCGTGCAAAAAGTGTGGCGAGTGGCACAGAGACCCGGAAGACTGCATGGAAGATTAAAAACCTGATTGACGTGTAGGGGGAGGTGGAGAAGGTGACGAACAGCGCGGGAACATGCGAGCACTGTGGAGGTGAGATTCCCTATCACAGAGGCCGCGCATTGACTATTTGTCAGACGTGCCGCATCAGGGGACACAAGGGTGCCACGGAAGAATGCGCCGAATGCGAACGGTTAGACAGGGATGATGTCCCTACGGAGACGAAACAGGAGTAAGAGTTTATGGAAAATGAAGCAAAGAACCCTTCTGACGAACCATCACTGAAGGGCGGCGAAGCGCACGCTGTAGCGGGCTTGGTGCCGAGGGAACTACAACGCTTGCTTGCGTGTCCTCATAGCATGTTCAGATCGGATTGCCTTGGCTGCTGGTGCGGGCATGCTGCAAGACTGGAAGGCCAACTTAGAAAGTTGGAAGAGTCAACCGCGCTTCCAATTCGGGAGCGAATCGAGAAAGCAGTGCGCGAGCAAATGGAGCACTGCTATCAAGTCTACAAGGGCGTACCGCCCACGGTTGAGGATTGGGTTGGCGGTGCGCTCCATTACGTCATGTGGGGCATCGAGCGCGATTTACCGTTGGCAGCCACGCTCGACACCCAGACCGCCCTTGGCGGCAACGAACTGGCAGATCCGCCGGGTGGTTCTTTGCAGCATAACTTGAATTCTTAGATTCTGATTCAACAGAGGGAGACACGATGGGCTTGAGATGGAATAGTTTGTTCGGCGGTAGCGAAGTCGAGATTCCTAATGATCCGGTCTGGCGTACGACCGCAGCGACTCTTGCGCCGTTCGACTGCAAGGTTGAAACGCGCATGGTTACGGACGATTCCGGATCGAAAGTCGAGGTGATTTTCCGAAGCGTTAGCAACAGCGACTTGACGACCGTTACGTTCAAGCATGTGGAAGGCGTTGATTCGCTGATCGAGAAACTGATTAAGATGCGCGACCTACTTGAGAAGGCAAACCAGAAATAAGGAAGCACTACGGAGTAAGCTACAGACATTCCCAAAGAAGGGAGCCCATCCGCCTATGAACTGAACAAAGATTGTTTCGGGGACAACCTATGTGAGCGAGCCGGGGAGTCTCAAGCGATTTCCCGGCTTTTGCTTGCCCTCAGAAATAAAGCCAGCCTTTCGCGTATCTTTGAGGAAGAAAGGGACGGGGTGATTAAGTGTTAAATGAACGATCCGGGCATGATGGGCGAGAGCAGTTTCGACAAGCGCCTTACTGACAACGTTCGGCGAATTGACGAAAAGGTCGGATATGTTCAGGACATTTTAAGCGAAAAGATTGACCACCTCCGTAGCGAGGTAATGGGAAACGACAAGAGGTACGCCGAACGGTTTGACGCACAGAGAGAAGCCAACAGGCAACGATTCGACGCGCAAGAGGTGGCTAACAAGTATGACCAGGAAAAGTCAAATGAGTTCAGAGGCGCCCTCGAAGACGTAGGGAAGAATAAGATACCACGCCCAGAAGCAGAGGCAATGTTTCGATCTCTAACGGAAAAGATTGACGCACTTCAGGCCAGGATGGATAGAAACGAGGGCCGCGGATCCGGGCTAGATGCCGGCTGGAAATTTCTTATCGGAGCCGTCACGCTGGCGGCGGCGCTAGTTGGTATTTTCCTCGCAATTAGGAGGTAGGGATGCTCATCACCATTTTGATAGTGCTGTTGGTTCTGTATCTTCTGGGCTTATTCGGCGGGGTTGGTGGCTCGCTGATACACCTAATTTTGATTCTTTGCGCGGTGATCCTAATCCTTGAACTCTCTGGTCGGTGGAGACCAAGAGGCGGGGGTTGAAATGACCGATCCAGTAAAGGTTGCGATTGTGATCGGCATTTCCAA